CAAAGTCAATCCCAAGTAAACCACCAGGAATACTTCCTGGGCTTGTTGGGGCGAAGGGGATAAAATACGGGTCATCCGACCCTGTGCGTGCGTCTTTCAGCCCTTGAAAACACCTTTAAACATCTCCCTGATCCATCTTGCATTTTGGTCCACCTACAATCGACCTAGAATAGAGTACAAACAGCCCTCTGTGTAGGCCATTCCGGCTACAGCGGGGCCATCCTAGGCTTGTGTATTGTTCATTAACGACAAGACGGCTTGTGTCTCGTGAAACAGTGGTTCGTGAGACACACAGGCCGAGGGTGGGTTGATGTTTTCAGAGGGTGGGTTGGGGTTTTCAGAGGGTGGGTTGATGTTTTCAGAGGGTGGGTTGATGTTTTCAGAGGGTGGGTTGATGTTTTCAGAGGGTGGGTTGATGTTTTCAGAGGGTGGGTTGGGGTTTTCGCTGGTCCGATAATCGGGGTATACACGTCCTATAACGTGACCTCTGACCACCCACGTCCGATAACGTGACCTCTGACCATCCACATCCGATAACGTGCCCTCTGACCATCGACGTCCGATAACGTGACCTCTGACCACCCACGTCCGATAACGTGACCTCTGACCATCGACGTCCGATAACTTGCCTGGTTTTTCAGACCTTGGATTACAACACGAAGCCCGCGTTATCGGACTGTTTTTTCGGGAATATCCCGTCGTGATTTTTTTCCTCGTTGAGTATATCAGATGGCCTGTACGAGGGCAATAAAAACCGACCACATTATAATTTTTTATTTCTGTTTGGTAGTCTACGTCCACCTACAATCGACATTATTGGCCACCCATTAAAAAACACAGAATATTTTATTTTTCGGTTGGCCACGTGTGTGGGGCGTGGTATACTTTATTGAGTGAGGCAATCAACACTATTTTTTTCGAGGGGTTAGAAAAATGATGATTACCGCTGGATATGGTTTGTTTTCGAACTGTAGGGCGTCGCATATTATAGCGTTGGCCATAGCGGCCTATATTGCTCTGTGCTAGATCACCTATAGAAAGGATAAAAGATGAGAATTACAAAAACAAGCGTTGCAGTATCGGACGGCCGCGAAGTAGATTTCGGCAAAATTATCGAGGAAATGGCCGGAAACCCGGCGGTCGTGATCAAGGTGCCTGGGGCTAGATATTGTTTCCTCTCTGAGGAATTCCTCGGACAATTTGGTCCTCGCGACGGAGTGAAGGTATGTGGAGGTCTCCTGTGTCCAGACTGGCGGTGGGAGGGTGTCCCACAGTTCCGGATGGACGGGACGGAGATGGACGGTAGCGGTACCCTTCCCGGGTATCGTTATTGTCAGACCGGCCAGACCGTGGATGAGGTCCTGGCGGAGGTCGAGGCGGCGATGGATTATCGCCGCAACATAGAGGTGGACATATACGTCTGCTCCGCGAAGCGGGTGAAAAAATAAAACTTTGTATTGGAAAGGAAACGACTATGAGTACATACAGCACAGCCGTGGCGGCCATTACGGCCGTTCGAGAAGAAACCATCGCCGCACTAGAGGCCGAGTATCGGCGGTGCCGAGACGCATATGTCTCAGCGTTGCGGGCGGATCTACGATCCGCCGAAGACACGCCGGTGGCGGCCATCAGAAATTTGGTCGCGGAGACCATCATACCCCTCCAGGATGATGGCGTGCCGACCGCCGAGCTGCCTGACGATACCAGGCGGGTGGTCCGGGCCGCGGTCGAGGCGGGGATCCTGGAAGGGAACGCGGGGTACGTAGCTGTGGGACCGATCCAGCTTTATCACGAATCTGCACGAGTCGCCCGGGATCATCCCACCCATGTCGCGTGCTACCTGGCGTATCGAGCGTGGCAGGAGTTCCTGGCGGATCAAAAAACGCGGGGCCTGTGACGGATCGGTTTGCATTCTGGGAATACGTAGTATATACTTACAATAGCCCGGCGAAGGTGCCGGGGAATTGGAGAAAACCAATGAGAATTACAAAAACAAACGTTGCAGTATCGGACGGTCGCGAGGTGAGTTTTCAGCAGATTTGTGCTGAAAATTCTGGAAACCCGGCCATCGTAGTCGAGGTGCCTGGAGCGAGATATTGTTTCCTGTCCCCGGAATTTCTTGGACTATTCGGGTCTCGCGACAGAGTGAAGGTATGTGGACGTTTCCTGGACCCTGACTGGGGCTCGGCTGGTGTTCCGGCCCTCGCAATGGACGGCTCCCAGGCCTTCGGCCACGAGCAGATCAGCGAGGGCTGCTGCGAGTATCGACAACAGAGGGAGACCGGCCAGACCGTGGATGAGGTCCTGGCGGACATCGAAGCGGCGTTCGATTATCGCCGTAGCGTCACGGTGACGGTGCACGCATGTGCACCGACGAAAAAGTGGTCGAAAAAATAAAACTACTTGCTGGAAAGGAAAAGCAATGAGAACTACAAAAACGAGTGTAATTGTATCGGACGGCCGCGAAGTGAATTTTCAGCAGATTTGTAAGCAAAATTCAGAGTACCCGGCCGTCGTGATCGAGGTTGCAGGGGTACGTTATTGTTTCCTGTCCACGGAATTTCTCGGACTCTTTGGATCCCACGACTCCATCATGGTATGTGGACGTCTCCTGGGTCTTGACTGGGGGTGGGCTAGTCCTCCGCGGCTCAAAATGGACGGCTCCCGGGCCGGCAGAAGTGCCGACCCCTTGGAATGCCGACAACAGATGGCGACCGGCCAGACCGCGGATGAGGTCCTGGCGGAAATCGAAGCGGCGTTCGATTATCGCCGTAGCATCACGGTGACGGTGCACGCATGTGCACCGACGAAAACCAAGGCCCGTGTGAAGCGGGTCCGGCAGGCCGGACCGAACTCCTGGTGAGAATTGATCGCCATCGAGGCCCATGGGTATCTGTTTTGTGAAGACGGCACCCTGGCGAAATTTCTGTAAAATTGGGTTGCACTTCGGCCGTGCATGTGATATACTTTAGGTGTAGCAGCAACCAACCACACTTTTTAGGGGACAAAAAATGAAGACACGAATGGTGCTCTCAACGGGAGCATATAAAGAAGACGTGCCGGATTGGCAGGAAAGCATGTTCCTGGTACGAAGCACGGCAGATATCTGTGCTTCGTACAAAGTGCGTGCCCGCATAGTTCCTATCACGTCCAGTCTACAGGACCTGGACGGATGGTGCTACACCGAAGCGGGGGCAGATATAACGATCCTGTCTGACGTTTCGGCCTCCAGGATCATCGCCCTGTTTGAGGAACTAAAAAACTATTTCGGGCTGCACTGCGTGTGGCTGGAACACGAAGAAACCGGATACGAGGGATGCATCATGGAATGGCCGCCAATGGTTGCCTTCCGGGCGGCCAATAACCTAGACCCATTAACTTGCGGCTGTGGTCGCTAGGCTGTTGGTTGTGGGCCGTCTTTCCTTGACGGCCCTATACCAAACGTCTCCTTTCCTTCCTTCTCTGGCCCGGTAACGACAATGAGACCTAACCCACCTCTAGTTACCGGGCCCACGTCTTTGAGGGCCGTCCGATAGCGGGCGGCCTTTTCTTTTGGCCTTGGATAAACACTATAGGACCTACGCCCTACTGTGATTTTATTATCGGACCATTGATCTGGGGCCTACGTCCTATAACGAGTGAAGCATAACCTATATTATCGGACCGGCGTTATAGGACCTTGTCCTTGGCCGGATCTCACACGCCCTATAATATCAACTGCCGCCTTGGCAGGTCCGATAACACCTAACGTCCGATAACATATGACGAATGTCTGATAATATCATGACCTGCGTTGTGTGAGGGCGGCTTCGACGTCCGATAATCAAGGGGCCAACCCCCATACAGGGCCTGTTTTATCGGACGTCACCCCTGGTAAAATCGACCTCCGTGCTTACACAAAAACCCCACAAAAAACAGCCCACGGCCAACGACCTATTCCCGACATTCTATATCCACAACTACACGTCTTTCGAAACCTCGAACCAAAATTTTCAAAAAGAAAAAAATAAAGGGTGAAAATCCCTTGACCCCCGTCCCGCAACCTGCTATGATTACACCATGGTATGTGAATAAGAACAACACGAGGACACAAACGATGAACATCCACCTGCTGAATATCCACCGGATGGAAGAGTCTGATAAGGCCAAGCCCTATAATGCGGTGATCATGCGGGGCACCCCGCTGGGGAATCCGTATAAAATGATCGGCCGAGACTCCCGGGACGAGGTCTGCAACCAGTACGAGGTTTGGTTCGAGCGTCAGCTCCTCCTGAAGAATCCGGCCGTCGTCAAAGAGATGAAACGGCTGCTGGACCTTCACGCCAAGTGGGGTCAGGTGGGGCTGGTGTGCTGCTGCGTTCCCAGGCGGTGCCACGGGGAGACCATCGTCCGACACCTGAAACGGCTGGAAAAGTCCTGGCTGTTCGACTAAGGAGAATATGACATGCAACCAAAAGACATTAATGTGTATAGTGCCTTAATCTTTGCGGATCGTCCGGATCTGCATATGACACTGCGGTATTGGAAACAGGTGTCGCCGTGCGGGCTGGCCAATCGGATCAGATCGCTGGATAACCACTTGGCTCGGTTGAGACAGGAGCACACGCTGGAGAGAATTCCCATCCTCTTTACCAGGACTGCTCAGTTCGGCTGGTCAAACAAGGTCCGAGTGATCTTTCCCGACGAGTCCCACAGGTGGCCCCTATGGCTCCGGGAGTTGGTGCCGCCGAAGGCCCTGCCCAATATGCACGTGACATGCACGGACCCAACAGGCATCGTGTTGGAGGCCACCTCCGTGGCGATCATGTGTAAGAGCAACGTGATATGCCAGTGGGATTTGGCTTCAGTAAGGCTGCCAAATGGGTTGGAGGTATGAAGAACCCGCTCAAGTATTTCTCCCTATTGGAGTGGTCCGTGATCATCGCGATCCTCCTCCTGGGCCTTAGGATGCTGAACCACCTATACTATGCAGTTATGGTTTGGAGGCTCAGATGAAGAAATCTGAACTCAAACACTATACGGTCAGTCAGATCAATGCCGTGGTCAAGGTCGCGATCGATGGACACCTGCCGGAGGCGGTGATTGTGCGTGGCCAGATCCGCAACTGGAAGCGGAACTCCAGCGGACACTGCTATTTCTCCCTCAAGGACGATAAGGCCGTGCTGCCCGCAGCGATGTGGGCCGGCCAGTTCCGCTCTGTCAAGTTCGAGCCCGAAGACGGAATGGAGGTTCTGGCCACGGGCCGGGTGGACGTGTATCTGCCCGGCGGCAAATACCAGTTCTACGCCAACAAGCTCGAACCCCTGGGCGTTGGAGCCTTGCAGCTGGCCTTTGAACGTATGAAGGCCAAGCTCCAGGCAGAGGGCCTGTTCGACGACTCGCACAAGCGGCCGTTGCCGAAGTATCCCCAAAGGATCGGCATCCTGACCAGCCAGACCGGGGCTGCCATACACGACATAGAGGACAGCATCTTCCAGCGATGGCCCATCGCCGAGTTGCTCCTGTTTCCAGTGCCCGTTCAGGGCGAGGGGGCCGCGAAGGAGATCGCCCGGACCCTGACCGAGGTCAACCGGTCCTACCGCCTGGACCTGCTGATCGTGGGGCGTGGGGGCGGTTCCCTGGAGGACCTGTGGGCCTTCAACGATGAGGTCCTGGCCAGGGCGATCCACGCCTCGAAGATCCCGGTGATCAGTGCGGTGGGCCATGAGGTGGACTGCACGGTCGCGGACCTGGCGGCCGACGCCCGGGCCTCCACGCCCACCAAGGCCGGGGTCGTAGCAGTGCCAGACCAACAGGAGGTCCTGGACCAGTTGGACCACTGGCAGCGGCGACTGGCAGGACGCATGGGCCACGGGCTGGACCTGGCCCGGGCGGAATTCAAGGCCCTGGCCGCTCACGAACTGTTCAGACGACCGGCCTGCCTGGTCCAGTCCAGGGCCCAGCAGGTTGACGAGGCCCAGACCCGCATGCAGGCCCACTTCAAGGACCGGCTCCATGGGCTCGGGCGGAGACTCGCGGGATTCTACGAACAGGTGACCCGGCTGGAGCCGAGGCTACTGATTATGGCCCGGACCAGGACCATTGACCAGATCGAGGGCCGGGCCGTTGCGGCCGTCGGCCGGGCGATCCTCCAGAAGGGCATGCGGTTGGAGGCCGCGTGCAACCGCCTGGAGGGCCTGAACCCCAGGTCCGTGTTGGACCGAGGCTACAGCATCACACTAAACACACAAACAGGCCGTGTGGTCAGGACCCCCGAGGACCTGGCCGTGGGGGACCTGTTGGTCACGGAACTGGCACGCGATGCGTGTATCGAGAGCCGGGTGACAAGAAAAATAGACAAGTGAGGACTCTATGACCAAGGACAAACAAGACAAGACCTTCGAACAGGCCATCACGGAACTGGCCGGCATTGTGGAACGGATCGAGCAGGGGCAGATCCCCTTGAGCGACAGCCTGGCCCAGTACGAACAGGGCATGGCCCTGATCAAGCACTGCCGCACCCTGATCAAGGACGCGAAGGCCCGGATCGAGGTCATCTCCAGGCAGCAGGACCCAGAGTAGGCACCGGATGCACGTCGGTAGGACCTGTATTAAGTGCAATCTAATCGAAAGGACACACAGATGGACCCAAAACTACTGCCGGCCGAGAGTACCGACGTCTTCATCTCAATCAAAAGCCTGAGTCCCGCCGAGGACGGCGTAATCACCGAGATCGCTGCGATCCCCTTTGATGTGGCCACAGGCGTGTACCTGGGCATGGAGAATGAAGACGGGCAACCGACGGACGTCTACCTGGCCTGCCCAAATATCCAGGAGCAGATGGACGATTATGACGCCAAGATCACAGAGGAGAGGATGCTGGAGCTGATTAACAAGGTGTCCGATGACGGCCACCTGCCCGTGTGGGCTGACGACCCTACCGGTTCCATCTGGGACGCCATGATTGAGCTTCAGGACTGGTTATACCTGCGAACGCATGAGGACAGCTCCAGGCTATGGTTCGAGGATTGCGAGGCCCAGAAGCAGTTTGTGGCGGCTATGTTGGCATGTGCAGATGATGAGGAAGCTCCGTTGGTATGGGCTCACACCCTCAAGCAAGAGATCCTGTCGGCCGTCCATCCTGGCCTAAAATCGGTGTTTGAGCACATAGAGTCCGAAGCTCCCGGCGATTCCGTCCAGGACGCCCTGGCTGGCCTGAAAAAGGCCTCGGCGTGCTGGGAAGTAATGCATCCGGAATAAACCACATAATTGTCTGGAGATGAGGTCATGGCCACTGATATTTCTGCGACATGGGAAGTAGGAATCACAGGCACACCCGTTGATTACAGCCCGCAGGATGCCGGTATTGAGATCACCTCGGTCGCCGGGGGCTTTACTGCCGCCGTGGTCGGTAATGTGGTGTACATCACGGCGGAAGACTACGATGTCGTCTGCGGGAAGGCCGGGACTTATTGCTGGGGATGAGGAATAACATAAAAATGTCTTGACTTGATCCGATAATTATGGTTAAATGGGGTTTATGAGCAAACTAGAAGGATATCTGGGTGAAGCTAACTACGGACAAGATCTACCTTGGTGTAGTCTAAGGAGGAGCTAGTGGCTTGGGATCTTACCAAACGTCTGCCGGCTCTACCGGAGCTGAGCCACGAAAAACTGAAGCTGTATCTGGCCTACCTTAGCCTGGATGGTGCCAAGCGGCATGCGGCTTTGAAGGCCGACCTAGATCCGTACCAGGTCCAGAACTTGATGCATACAAACAAGGATCTGGCCCTGCTACAGCAGGAGGCCCTCGAAGAGTACAAAGAACGTATCGACCTGGAGATTCACAGGCGTGCGATCGACGGCGAAGTAAGGCCCGTGTATCACAAGGGCATCAGGGTCGGGGCGGAGGTTGTTAAGTCGGACAGGCTGCTTGAGTTCATGGCCAAGGCCAATAATCCGGAAAAATATAAGGACCGCGTTCAGGTGGACGCGAACATCAAGGCTGGTGTTCTTGTGGTAAACACAACCCTGGACCCTGACGATTGGGAGCAGCAATATGGTGACATGCGAATTGACAAGTCAAGGCTTGACCGTGCTGGTCAACAGCCGGGTCAAGCCGGGCAGCAGCTTTAGTACCTTCTGCGGCTTCGATCTGGGCAAGGCCCTCATCGCTGCTGGAGCCGCGGCTGAAGGGTGTAATGAAAGGTTTGGTGATTCAATTGATCCTGCATACTGTGTCGCGGCTGTATCAGCATTCTATAAGTCTGGTGCTGACTGCAAGTGCCGTACTTGCGGATGGGCTAAGGACGGCAGGTGCACAAAGCGGGGCCACACCATCGACGCTGGTGGAACTTGCCCTTTATATTTACATGTTTTCAATGTAGAGGATGACCGAGCATGAACGCACGAATAAAGAATCTTCTGTCGAGCATGAACGCACAAACAAAGAATCTTCTGTCGAGCATGAACGCACGAATAAAGAATCTTCTGTGGAATACCGCAGCCGGGATAGTCTTCTGGGCCTTGTGTAAGAACAGAAAGCTTATGATCTACGTCTCCCAGAAGATGATTGCTCAACTGTCAGTGGAAGAACTGATCGCTGTCAGCTTTGATATCAAGGAAGCTGTTAAGAATGTCAAGCCCTAAAGCAGAATGGAGGGTGGTAAACGGGAAGCTTCAGGCCTTCCTGGGCGGGACACCGGTTACATGGTTCCCGCAGCCGGGTAGTCAGGACGCATTCCTTCGGTGCCCGGTCTTCGAGGCCCTGCTGACGGGGAATCGAGGGGGCGGCAAGACCGACACTCTTCTCATGGACTTTGCTCAGCATGTAGGAAGAGGCTACGGCGGAGAATGGCGGGGCATTCTGTTCCGAAGAACCTACCCCGAACTTGACGACGTTGTCAACAAGTCCCGGAAGTGGTTCAAGGAGATCTGGCCGGCGGACGGTCCCAACCCGGCCGAGTTCAATGTCCAGAAGATGACGTGGACATGGAAGTCCGGCGAGATGTTGATTTTCCGACATATGTCCAAAGAGAGTGACTATTGGTCTTACCATGGGCACGCCTACCCTTGGATAGGGTGGGAAGAAATTACAACGTGGGCGGACTCCGGATGCTACACCCGAATGTTCTCCTGCTGCCGTTCGTCTCACCCTGCCGTGGCAAAGATCGCACGCATACGATCAACAACTAACCCCTATGGTTCCGGACATTTTTGGGTCAAACGTAGATTCAGATTGCCCATACATCCGAAAGACGCTCTTGTAGGTCCTGTGATTCGAGATAGCAAGAATAAGGCCGGAGACATCGAACCACCACGTGTGGCGATTAGAAGCTCCTTGGCTGAGAACAAGATCTTGTTGATTGCGGACCCGGGCTACGTCCAGAGGATCAAGTCCGCTGCCCGCAATGAGGCGGAACTTGCTGCGTGGATCGATGGCTCCTGGGATATCACATGTGGGGGTATGTTCGATGACCTGTGGGATATGAACACGCACATCATCCCTGACATCCCATACAAGAAGTTCGTGGAGGCTAAGTGGAAGCTCAACAGGGCCTACGACCATGGCCAGTCCAGACCTTTCAGTGTGGGCTGGTGGGCAGAGAGCACAGGCACGCCAATTGAATACAATGGCCAGGAGTACGGAACGGTCGAGGGCGATTTGATCCTCATTGATGAGTGGTACGGCTGCGAGGAGGGCGAAGACAACGAAGGTATCCACATGCCAGCCTCCCAGATTGCGGAAGGTATCCTCGAACGGGAAGCAGACATGGGCCTGAAGGGTTACATCAAGCGAGGTCCGGCGGACAGCCAGATCTTCGCTCGGGACGACGGGCAGACCTCCGTGGCCGGGGCGATGAAGAAGCAGGGAGTCTTCTGGGACCCGGCGGACAAGTCTTCCGGGTCTCGCATCCAAGGCTGGCAGACGATGAGGGAGTATTTGACCGGAGCCCTAGGGGCTGATGACGGAACGAGATCCGAGCCCGGGCTTTTTGTCTGTAAGAGAAACAGACATTGGCTGAGAACTGTGCCGGCATTGCCCCGTGACGATAAAAACCTGGATGATGTTAACACCAAGGTGGAAGATCACGCCGGTGACATGACACGTTATCGTATGAGATGGACACGTAAAGCAGTTTCTAGCAGGAAGTGGTAATCATGGCAAACAAAGAGCCCGATGTTTCAACAACCAGTTTAGCGTATCAAGCCATGTCGCCGGAGCGGGACAGGGTCAATACCGTTCTCCGAGGTACTTCTGCCATGCGAGAAGCTGCGGAAACGTATCTCCCCAGACACGAGAACGAAAGCGAGACCCAGTACCAAGAGAGGCTGCAAGGCAATGTGTTGTACAACATGGTTGACCTGACTCTGAGCACCTGGGTGGGCAAGCCGTTCGCCTCTTCCATTCAGTATACGGCGGACTTCTCTCCGCACCTGGTTAAGCTCATGGACGACATCGACATGATGGGCAATAATGTGGACGTCTTTTGCCGTCAGGTGTTCTGCTCGGGTGTAGCTGACGCATTTACCCACATCCTGGTGGAATACCCTCGGGTAGACTTCTTTCCCGGCCGAGCCGCCCTGAATGACGCCCAGGAGAACATTCGGCCGTACTGTATCCACGTACCTGCCGAGAATTTAATCTTCGCTCGTGCCACACGAGAGAACGGTGTGGAGATCTTAACGCACGTTCGCATCCGGGAATGGGAAACGTACGTAGATGGGTGGGAAGAGAAGATCGAAGAGCGTATCCGTGTGCTGGACCTGGAGTGGATCTACCCAAACCCACAGCAGAACGAGCTGACCGAGCCTGTCAGAATGGTGAAAGTTACTATGTGGGTCTATAACACAGATACGGGGAAGTGGGAGGAGAACGGTTACTTCTATATGGATATTGACTTCATCCCAATTGTCACGTTCTATGCCGACCGCACAGGGTTTATGACAGGCAAGTCCCCGCTGCTGGACCTGACGGATCTCAACATCCGCCATTGGCAGTCCATGAGTGACCAGATTGCCATTCTCACCGTGGCCAGGTTCCCGCTACTGGCATGTTCCGGCGGAACGGATGAGGATCATCACCTGGTGGTCGGCCCCAAAGAGTGGCTGTTCACAGACGACCCGAGCGGGAAGTTCTATTATGTGGAGCACAACGGTGCTGCTATCGCAGCGGGTGAAAAGGACATTGCTCGTCTGGAGGAGCGTATGATGTCCTATGGTGCCGAGCACATGAAGGAGAAGCCGGACCGTCAAACGGCATCGGCCCGTAACCTTGACAGTGCTGAGGCGACTTCGCCCCTGCAAGATATTGTGTATAGATTCAATGATGCCCTGAACAATATGCTGTACATGATGTCTTGCTGGATGGGCAAGGCCCGTGAGCACGCAGGCAAGGCGTTCTTGCCTACAGACTTTACAACGCCTGACGCAGCCACACTTCAGACGCTATATGATACGTGGAAGGAAGGAGGTCTGGGAGACGATCAGTATCTTAAGGAGCTGAAACGTCGTGACGTTCTCGATGAGCACTTCGACTTCGAGAAGAATGCGAAGGAAATTGCGAAGAGAAAGAAAGAAATTGCCGAGAAGGTAATGTAGCCGAGACGGCGTAACTGGTGTCATTTTTTGAAAGGTTGAACGAGATGTTCGATTTTGCAGCCAACAAGACAGTCGAAGACATTGGAGTAGTCCCTGACAACATCAAGCCATTTTACCAGGAGCAGATCGAGGGTGAGGGCAACGACCGAAAGGTGGTCGGATACGCCCTGAAGCAGAACGACCCCGTCGTAGCCGCTGCTGTTGCCATCGTCACAGGCCAGGAGGCCGCACTGAGGAAGGAACGTGCCCATAAGCCGAAGGCTGTGGACCTGAGTGCCCTGGGCGAGTTCGGCCAGGACCCCGAAAGCATTGCCAGGGGATTCCAGACAAAGATTAAGGAGCTGGAGGGCCAGATCAAGAATGGGGCCTCGGTCAAGGAGCAGATCGAAGTGATGAAGCGTGAGATGACCGCTGCTCACGGGCAGACTCTCCAGGAAAAGGACAAGATGATCCGGGGTCTGACCCACCAGCTTGACGAGTTCATGCTCCAGACAGAAATCGACGCTGCGGCATCGCACTTCCCTGGGCTTAACCCAAAACTGATTGCACCTTTCGCCAAGCAGTACATGAAGGTTGTGGCTGATGAGGAGAGTGGCATGCGTCAGGTGGTTGTCCTGAACCAGGACGGTACGGAGAAGTACTCCATGGAACGCCCTGGTGAGCGTGCCAACGGCCTGGAGCTTCTGACGGACATGCGTAAGGATGCCCAGTACCTGCAACTCTTCCCGGCCAATGATCGCTCTGGGGGTGGGGCCAATCCCAACAATTCCCGTAGAGCACCAGCCTCTGCGGCCAAGAAAAACCTGAGCCCGCAGGGCAAGATCTCTGCCGGTTTGGACAAGCTCCAATAAGCCCACCTAAAAAGCCGAGGCCTAAAAACTTCGGCTTTTTTATATTTTCTGGTTGACATTATCAGTTGTTTTTGGTATCATACAAATAAATGATGATTAGGCACATGGCATTAGGGAGATCCTAGAAGCCGGGACCGAGATGGTTTTTCGTGCTGACAAACGACGAACTGTAACCCGAATAAGGAGATTAACATGGCTTCTGTAACACTGCCGGAATCGGCCAAACTGTGCCAAGACCAACTCATCTCTGGTGTCATCGAGAGTATCGTCACTGTTGACGACTTCTATGAGTTGCTCCCGTTCGAAGGTATTGACGGAAACTCTCTCGCCTACAACCGGGAGAACGCCCTGGGTGATGTACAGAGTCTGGGTGTTGGTGGTACTATCACTGCCAAGGCCGCTGCGACATTCACGCAGGTGACCTCAGGGCTGACAAAGATCATCGGCGACGCCGAAGTGGACGGCCTGACTCAGGCCACCCGCTCTGCCATCAATGACCAGACAAGCCAGCAAGTTGCCTCCAAGGCAAAGAGTGCTGGTCGTTCTTACCGTAACCAACTGATCAACGGTACTGGTGCTGCTGACCAGTTCAATGGTCTGATCAACCTCTGTGCGGTAGGCCAGAAGGTGGCTACTGGTACGAGCGGCGGAGCCCTCAGCTTCGAGTGGCTCGACAACCTGCTCGACCTCGTTGTCTCCAAGGACGGCGATGTGGACTACATCTTGATGCATGCCCGAACGCGTCGTTCGTACAAGACGCTGCTCCGTTCTCTTGGGGGTGTCCCGATGGAGGAGGTGTATGAACTGCCCTCCGGCAAGCGTTTGCTGGCCTACAGCGGCGTGCCCATCTTCCGGAACGACAACATCCCGATCACGCAGACCAAGGGTATGGGGTCCAACCAGACGACCGTGTTCGCCGGTGTCTTCGATGACGGCGACAAGAAGACTGGTCTTGCTGGTCTGACTGCTGCGAATGCCTACGGCCTGCACGTCGAGAAGGTGGGCATCTCTGAGACAAAAGACGAAACCATTTGGCGTGTGAAGTGGTACTGCGGTCTGGCCCTGTTCTCTGAGCTGGGACTCGCCGCAATGGACGGCATCACCAACTAAAAGATGCCTTCGACAGGGGCGGGACATCCCGCCCCCATCTTTTTTGTCTACACCTATATAAACTGGGAGGCCCACATGGCCATTTACAAATTCACACTTCCTGTTGGTGCCCGAACGCTCATGTATGATAAGGTCACAACGGCCTTTGTCGAGGCGGGGTCTGAGGCCGCAGCCCTGGTGCTGCTCAAGGCTCAGTCGTCTGTGGACAATGACAACGTCTGGGACAATGCGACGGCCACAACCGTTGGCCAGGACCTCGAAGGTATTACCTTCAGTGTCGCCGTTGATTCCCCTGCCGTATCTGTATCCTACGTAGCCGAGGCGGAAGATACCTGGACGGACGTTGGCACAGCCCTCGCGGATCTGCTCGTGGCCGAAGGCCTGGGAGCAACCTGGGCAGTGAACGCAACTCATCCGTCGCTGTACGGTACGCTGATCATCGCCGATGGTAATGCACACGCAGAGGCATCTGCGGTGGCCATCGTTGGTGGTGGCACGGGCTACACAACCAGTGACGTGCTGACAGTCACTGGCGGAACCTCAACGACTGCGATGACCATCACCGCTACCACTGCGGTGGCCGGGGTTATTACTGAGGCAGCGGTTGCCGAGGCCGGGGACTATTCTGTGTTCCCCACAAACCCGGTGGCTGTTACAGGCGGAACTGGGAACAACGATGCTACGTTCAATGTCACGTGGAACGCAGATAATGTCGGTGACGGTGCTGTGACCGTTACCGTCGTGGATGCTGCTGGCAATGACCTGGCATCCCAACACACCGGAAATATCGTGGACGAAGGTGCGGCATCCGCCGACCTGTCTGTGGACATCAAGGCCACAGGATCGTCTACCCAAGTGATTGGGCTGTTCGTAGAATAATAACCAGCCCCAGTTGGGGCGTCCTATAGAAAGGAATAGTTATGGCTATCTATCTGGTACAAGTGCCCACCGCTGGGCAGATTACAATGCAGGACAACAAGAACGCCGCTATCGTTTCTGCGGTCTCTTCTGCCGAAGCCATCCTGGTGGCGAAGGCCTACACGCACTGGCCCTCTGACGCAGCTTGGGCTGCGGCGACAGCCACGGCTCTGGTAGACGTGACAGACCTGGAAAACTATCGCCTCCGTGTCGAAATCGACAACGCCTCCGGCGTGAACCAACACACTCTGACCTACACCGCTGCATCCGGCGACGACTTTGATGACCTGGGTGCCGGAATGGCCGCTCTGGGTGTTGTGGCCGGTCTGACCTCCACCTACTCCACCCCTAACTTGCAGATGGCAGCAATCGGTGACGGCATTGGCGACCACACCATGCGTGTGACGGTTTTGCCGCCCGCAAGTTGGGACGATGATGACACCATCCCATTCCCGTCGTTCGTCGGCTCAATCACCCATGAGGGTGTTGCTGGGGCAATCCTGAACGTGGTGCTGCTGGATGTAATTGCACCGACCATGCTGTACCAGGTCGCCGTGTAATCAAACCCGTCTGATTATCGGGGGGCGGGCATGATGCCACGCCCCTTTAATTTTAATCCGCCACCCTGTTTAGGAATGGTCACATGAAATCAAGTAAGATCATCATCACTCTCCTCGGGGCCTATGAGGGCCTAACCAAGAAGCTCAACTCTTTTCAGTTCGTTGATGGTGTTTTCACAGCCGTAGGTACGCCCGATGAGGTAGCCGGGCTCCGGAAGTACTTTGAAAACTCCTACAATTGTGAAGTGTGGGTCGGTGATCCCAACGAAGGACCTGATAAGGCCAAGGCCGAGCCGGTCGTGGAAGAAGAGATCGAGGTCGAAGAGATCGAGATTACCGAACGGCAGGAGGCCATCCTGGAGGCCATAGGGGCTATCGACCGGGATACGTGGGTTGAGGATGTCGTGAATCACCCGAGTGTGGCGGACGTCGTAACTCTCACAGGAGATCCCACAGTGACCAAGGAAGAGATAGTCGAAGTCATTGAATGCTGGTACGAAGAGATAGAGGCCCCTACGGAGGAATAATCATGGCCTTTGAAGCCCAAGATCCGGATGTACCTACAAGTACGGCCAACGGCTATGTATCCGTGGCATACTTCAAAACGTATTGCGATGACCGAGGGATAAGTTACGCGGCCTTATCCGACACAGAAATACAACAAGCTATTGTCAGGGCGACGGATTACATGGATGGCCGATGGACCTACGGGGGATACCGGTACGATGGTGACCAGAGTACTGAAGTCCCCCGTAGGGAAGTTTACGACAAGGAGGGCTACTCCATCGACGGAATCCCCGACGACTTTAAGAAGGCCTGCTGCGAGTACGCCCAGATAGACTCTATTGGCGGACTGGTCCTGATGCCTAACAGTCAGGACAACACCCTTCCCGGTGTTGTTTCCTACCTGCGTGCCCAGGTGGATGTTGTGGAAAAGGAAACCCGCTACAACACCAATAAGGGCACCCTGGCAGGCAGGCCGCTGTGGCCCCTGGCCGACAGCATGGTGAAACGCTCCGGGCTTCTGGCGTCCCCTCGAAGAACATTAGGGAGGGGATAATATGTCCTCCGAATACGATTGGATCAGGCAGATCATCTCTGACGAAGGTCGCAATGTGACCCTCACCAAGGCCGCAGGCACGGCGGACCCCACCAAACCGTGGCGTGGGAATTCTGCTGTGGCCAGCCCCCTGGTGGTCAAGTGTGTCACGGTGAGATACAAGCCCAGGGAGGTGGACAACAGCCACATCTACCATACGGACATGAAAGGGTTGGTGGCAGTGCCCCTAACCGGTGAAGACGTAACCACTTACGACATCCTGACGGATACGGCAGGCGACAGACGCACCTGGCGGGTAATTAATTGCGAAAAAATTGAGCCCGGCCCGGAGATTTTGCTTTACATTTTGCAACTAAGACGTTAATGTAGGACTATGGCTATCTCCCGTGTTGATGCTAAGGATACGATGCTCACCCTGGTAAAAGGGGTTGCGGACGCTAATGGTCTTACGTGGATAGTGTACGAGAATGTGGATACTGGCACCAAGGATCAGATGCCGGACACCCAGCAGAGTTGGATACGTGTAATCATCAGGCACCGAGCAGGCGAAGCAACGTCGCTGCCAAACCCAGCCGGTGTCAAGAAGTTTCAGGCGGACGGATTGGTTTTTGTGGAACTTATGGTCCCAACAGGAATTGGGACAGATGAAGCTGATGCCTTGGCTGCAAAATTCGAGACAGGGTTCAAGCAGAGATCGAGCTTGAACCAACAAGTGTGGTACACAGACGTGATCAGCCAAGAGGTAGGGACGTCTGATGGCTACTTCAAAACAAATGTGATTGCACAGTTTCATTATAACACAGATGAATAAGGAGCTACGTAATGGCAGCGGTAACCAAGATTAATTCGAACGATGTCGGACTCAGCTTTGCGGAAGAGGAAACTATCAAGATTCTTCCCACTACGCCGACCTGGTACGGTCTCCAACCGAACACAATCAGTGACTTCGGTGGCAACGTCGTCAAGGTTGCTCGTGACTTCCTCACGGCGGACCGACAGATGCGTAAGGGTGAGACTACCGACCTGGAAGCTGCCGGGTCAATGAACCACGACCTTGTGTATGAAGGTCTTCAGAGACTGTGGCAGGGATTCATGTACGCCAGCTTCCGCTACAAGCCGGAGACCGGTGGAATGGGCGACAATGGCGTGATTACGTCGGTAGGTTCCGCCAACGACTATACCAGAACGTCAGGCTCCTTTGTGACTGACGGTTACAAGGTCGGCGACATGGTCTTCGCTTCCGGATTCACCAACTCTGGAAACAACGGCCTGATGACTGTGTCTGCCGTGGCCGCTCTCACACTGACAGTAAATGAGACGCTGGTGGCTGAGGCTTCTCCGCCTGCCGCAGCCAAACTTGTCATGTGTGGCTTCGAGTTCGCAGCCGGTGACCTGGACGTAGACGTTTCCGGCGACCTACCCAGGCTGACATGCTCAGCCAAGGACGCAACCGAGTTGGGCCTTAACCCGGGTGAGACCATCTATATTGGCGGTGACGCCACTGGGTCTACCTTCACGAACGATGAGAACAATGGCCTTGCCCGTGTTCGCTCTGTGGCCGCTGGTTACATCGAACTGGACAAGACGGAGGACACCTTCGTAACGGAGGCCAGCTCCACCGAGCAGATCCGTATCTTCATGGGCCGAGTTCTGAAGAATGAGGTTGGCTCTGACATCGTCAGACGTACATACAACTTCGAGCGTACCCTGGGTGCTCCAGACTCCAGCTCGCCGGACGAGATCCAGTCCGAGTACATCATCGGTGCTGTGCCCAACGAAGCGACAATCACTATCCCTCGGGCCGACAAGTGCCACGTGGACTTCAGCTTCACGGCTCTCGATAGTGAGACCCGCAGTGGAGACACGGGCGTGAAGACCGGGGACCGTGTGGCGGCGGTTGAGGAAGAGTTCTACAATACCAGCTCGAACGTGCCGCGTATCAAAATCGCGGTTGTCAGCCCTACAAACTCCGCACCGGCTCCGCTGTATGCGTTCGCGGAGGAAGTCACGTTGACCATCAACAACAACGTGACAACCGACAAAGCCATTGGCGTCCTGGGCGGATTCGATGCGACTTACGGAACCTTCGCGGTATCCGGCAACATGACTGCGTTCTTCGCTGACGTGGCTGCGGTCTCTGCCGTCCGTGCCAACAGTGATGTGACACTTGAGATACACATGATCAAGAATAACCAAGGTATGTCCATCGACGTGCCCCTTATGGCTCTAGGGGATGGTCGTCTGAACGTTGAGAAGAACCAATCAATCAAGCTTCCTCTGAGCCAAGAGGCGGCAACAGGTGCCAGTATTGACAGTGGCCTGAACCACACGATCATGTTCACCTTCTTTGATTACCTGCCGACCATCGCAGGCTAATTGAAACCCGTGGGAGGGTGCGTGATGTGCCCTCCCTTAATTGTTCTGACCAATAGAATTCGGAGATGTACCTATGAGTAGTCCACTACGCAGAATGTTCAAAACTGCAAACACCCTGGAAGTGAAAGGTATTACAATCGAGTACGGCGAAGGGGTGGAGATTCAGATCGCCAGGGCTGGCGGGGCCAACAAGAAGTTCGCCAAGGCCCTCACACGTCTTACACGGCCCCACCGGACAGCCATCAAGAACGACGTCATGGATGAAGGCCTGGCGGACGACCTGATTCTACGGGCATATGCCGAAACGGTCATCCTGGGCTGGGATGGCGTGACCAGAGAAGTCCTCACCGGCAATGAGGCCGATACCGAGCCCCTGGAATGCACGGTTGAAAACGTCATCGCAGTCATGACTGAACTTCCGGACTTGTTCAAGGACATCCAGAGGGTGTCTCAGGACCTGTCCGCCTTCCGGGCGGACGTGCTGGAGTCTGACTCAAAAAACTAGTGGACTGTCTCCTTTACTCGGTGGAGATGGGGGAGACAGAGCAAAGAATCCTCAAGGAGTGCTACGCATGGAAGCGTAAAGTGCCGGATGTGATCCTCAATGCCCCAGAGTTACGCCTGGGGCTTGAGTTTTACTTCTCCGCCTTCCTGGCCCTCAACACCTGCCGCAGCCTCGGCTGGTCCCCTGGGCCTATTCCCTACAATTCTGTGGCAGAGTACGCACAGTTGTATGAACTGGATGAGGAGGAGACCGAGGACCTGCATTACCACATCCGGCGTATGGACGCCGCATTTTTGGAGGTTGGCAGCAAGAAGGCCAAGGAATCCTAAAAAATAGCTTGCAAAGCCCGATAAAATAGGGTACAATCGGCCTATGAGTAAGTTCTCCATCAATATACGGAAGATCGCTGACGGAGTAACAATGAACGCCCAGAAGGTGATACGGGAGGCCGCCGTGGCCTGTGCCGAGGAGGCCATTCAACGTACGCCGGTAAAGACCGGAAACGCCCGCATTAACTGGAGGGTATCCTTCGGAGGATTCCGGGGCGGACTGACAGAGGCCCCTAACACTCCAAATATTGACTCGAACAGACAACTGGCATCCACAAGAGCCTTGATAAACGCCGCCAACCGGATTCAGGGATGGAAAATCGGTAGCGGCAGCATAATCATTGGTAACCCGGTTGACTATATCGGCGATCTTGACAGAGGCACATCGAGGCAGGCCCCGGCAGGTATGAGCATGTTTGCGATTGCTGCTGCCCAGGACGTGCTGCGGAAAGGACGGCTCTTGAAACATGGCTAAAGAAATTCTCTTAATTGAGATCAGGGAGGACGGTGCTCGTGTCGTGAAGCGTAACATCGCCAGCATAGGCGACTCTGCGGACAAGACGCAGAGTGCATTAGCTTCTCTGAAGACTGTCCTTGGCGGCCTGATCTCTACCCGGGTGCTGAAAGACACAGTCATGCTGGCGGACACATACGCCAACCTGCTCAACCGAATTCGCGTCGTAACATCTAGTGCTAACGAGCTTAATCAGGCTATGGCCGGGGTTGCACGTATCACACGCGAAACTCGTACATCGCTGGAAGGTAATGTGGACATGTACGCTCGTGTTGCTCTTAACACAAATAGGATGGGGCTCGCCATGAAAGACGTGCTCCGCTTCAGTACGCAGCTTAACCATGCCATTGTGCTTTCCGGTGTAACTGCCAGAGAGGCTCAGTGGGGTATGGTTCAGTTCTCCCAGGCCCTCGCCGCCGGTGCTCTACGTGGTGACGAACTTCGTGCCGTCATGGAGCAGCTTCCGGTTGTGACGGATGTGATCACAAGCCATCTGGGTATCACTCGTGGTGAACTGCGTAAGTTGGCGTTTGAGGGCCGAGTGACAACTCAGGTCATCGTGGATGCGTTCAACGCCGCCGAAAAAGAACTGGCCGAGCGTTTTGGCAAGCGTATCCCTACCATCGACCAGGGTTTGACTGTTCTTAGAGGCAGCTTCATCCGGTTTATTGGTGAACAAGACCAGGCCTGGCAGGGGACATCGAAGTTAGCACAAGCCCTGCTGTGGGTTGCTGACAATATGGACACCCTGGGCAGAATTGCCCAGATTGCGGGGACGCTGATCGGTGGTATACTTGTCGTCAACACCCTGAAGCTGGTGGCATCGTGGAAGCTCTTCAACCTGGCCTTGCTCGAGACTCACCCCGTCCTCCTGGTGATCGCTACTATGTCGGTGGGTCTCGTTGTGTTTGCGGACAAGATTAAGCTTGCCCAGGGGGAGGCTGCCACGCTGGCCGATACAGTGAGAGCGTTCGGCCCGGAATTCACCGCTGCTGGAGAAGCAGCCGGCGAGATGTGGAACAAGCTGGCGGACTCCTCCGGGCTCGACAACCTGAAGATCAAGTCCGACATCACCTTGGAAGGAATCCTAATCACCCTTGGTCGTGCCGCTGATGGCTTCGCAGGCATAATGTCAGGAATCGGCAACATGGTAATCAACGGAGTCAAGATCATCGGGGATCAGTTCATGCAAATCCTGAGACACATCGGTGCTTTCTTTGAGGCCGTCTGGGATAAATTCAAGCGGGACCTGTCAGCTATGCGTCTGGCAACCGAGACCACAGCCCTGGCTGCGAGGGAAGCACTTAGGGGCAACCTGGAAATGGCAAAGGCGTTCGGCAAGACCGCACTGGCGGCCATGGGGACCGCCGGAGACAAGAGCGTACTTGACTTCTACCTTGTCTCTGCGAAAGAGATCGAGTCTACGTTCCGAAACGAAGGGCAGACAGCTTCCGAGGCGTTCTGGGACGGCTTCAATGGGGCAGGTACTGCCTCCGAAGATATGATGAAGCGTGTGGTCAACCGTGCCCGTGGTATCGCTGCGGCCAGAACCGAAGGCAAAATTGCTACCGGAGTTGATGAAGGTGCCCTAACACCTCAGCAGGCCGAATTGCTTAAGGAGGTGACAGGCGACACAGAGCAGCTCATCAAACGCATGGCCGACCTTAAGGTTCTGTTCGACACAAACAGAATCAGTGTGGAGGAATATAACCGGGCACTGGTGGAGATGAAGGTGAAGTCCCTGGATTCCCAGTTAGACACAGCCTCTGGGTTCAAAAAAGGGTTCATGGAGGTGGGCCTGGAGATCACTAATTTCTCTGACCAAGCGGCCAGCACCGTGACTAATGCATTCGCCTCCATGGAAGACGCCTTGGTAAGTTTTGTTACGACCGGCAAGGTGGACTTCAAGAGCTTGGTAGACTCCATCCTGGGTGACCTTACACGGCTACTTGCCCGTCAGGCACTCGTAAGTATCCTCGGATTTATTCTGCCCGGGGGTAGCTTGCTAAGTAGCCTCGCTGAAGTCAGTACAGGGGGTACGACAACCGCCGCCGCCGCTACGCCCCGTGCGAACGGAGGCCCCGTGTCCGCCGGCGAACCGTACTGGGTTGGTGAGCGTGGCCCAGAGCCTTTCATTCCTGACCGCTCTGGTAAGGTTATAAGTAATGAAATGGTTACATCTGCGACCCAGGCTGCGGCTACGCAGGCTCCGGCCCAGATCAATATTGTAAACGTATGGTCCACTGACGACATCTTGGACACGATGAACAGTACTGATGGCGAAAGAATCATTGTGAACAAGAGTCCTGGAAGAAAATCACAGAAATAGTGGGAGAACGTAATGGCCTGGTTCAAAGGATCTACAACGGATTCACAAGATATGATGGACATTCTGGCTTCCCTGGGGGACGATGAGCACATCTCTGCTGCCAGCATCTACGACGGAGGATCTGGGTATGCCATCGGGGACACCATTGGTCTGAGTTCCGGCACATATGACTATGCACCCGAGCTTGAGGTTCGTTCCACGAGCGACGGGGATACGGTCGCTGTCGCCGCCGTCGGACATTCTTTCCTCCCTCTGAGCCAAACGTCACGGGCTTGGCACGGGATGGCGTCTTCAGGTACTGACGTCTATGCCTGCCACTACGGCGGCGACATATACAAACAAACAGGCGGCACAGGCGACTTTGTCGCTCTGGGCCAAGCGACACGGAGTTGGGTGGGGATGGCGTCTTTAGGCCCTGACGTTTATGCCTGTGTCTATGGCGGCGACATATACAAACAAACAGGCGGCACAGGCGACTTTGTCGCCCTGGGTCAAACAGCACGGGCTTGGCGGGCTATGACGTCTTCAAGTACGGACGTTTATACCAGTGTGGACGGCGGCGACATATACAAACAAACAGGCGGCACAGGCGACTTTGTTGCTCTGAGCCAAACGTCACGGGGTTGGACGGGGATGGCGTCTTTAGGTACTGACGTCTACGCCAGTGTCTATGGCGGCGACATATACAAACAAACAGGCGGCACAGGCGACTTTGTCGCTCTGGGCCAAGCGACACGGAGTTGGGTGGGGATGGCGTCTTTAGGCCCTGACGTTTATGCCAGTGTGTCCGGTGGCGACATATACAAACAAACAGGCGGCACAGGCGACTTTGTTGCTCTGAGCCAAACGTCACAGGGTTGGCAGGGGATGGCGTCTTTAGGTACTGACGTCTACGCCTGTGTGAACGGCGGCGACATATACAAACACACAGGCAGCACGGGGTATGCCACGGGGGACCTGGTTCAAGTAGTCGGAGGAACGGCGGTAATTCCTGCTATCCTGGAGGTGACCAGCGAAAGTGGGGGCAGCATCACAGGGCTGCAAGTCAACAACCCTGGGGTGTATTCGGCACAGCCCAGTAGTCCGGCGGCCACCGTTGCGGTCACCGGCACGGGTACTGGATTGGTTGTCGGCCTGACGTGGAACAGCTCTGTGACCGGTATTGCCACCTCTGTGTATATCACTCACGCCGGTGCATCCACTGTCACACCTACAGACCCAGTAGCTACGTCGGCTACGTCCGGGGCCGGAACAGGCCTGAAGCTGGAGCTGACCTGGACTGAGACAGCGTGGGAAACGTTGATGAACTACAACCCAAAGGTCGCTCTGTCCGCCACAATCACTGCGGGCGGAAGTGGTTATGCCGTGAATGACCAGCTTATCGTCAATATCGGAGCCGGGGTTGCTCCAGAGAATGCCATCTTCATCGTAGACTCTGTCAGCGGAGGGGCCGTGACTGCTGTGTCCGTCCACGGGGACGGGTACTACGCTTCCCCTCCGACCAACCCTGCGGCGACAACGGCCGACCCGTCCACGCCTGGCGGAAGTGGATGTACGTTGACCATCACCTACGGCGACTATGAAAATACCAATTACGACAAATTCAAGCATATGATCCTCCACAATACCATCGAAGACATATATTGTGGAATCGAGGGATGTCACTACAAGGCTGAGGATGCCGACCTGTGGCGGCTTGAACCTCTGACAGGGTTCAACACTCTGAATTCCAAATTCAGCGAACAGCCCGGGTATGATTCCAGCGAGTCATTCGTTTCCCTGCATGACGGGGCCTTTGACTACACCGTGTCTATGACAAACCGACGAATCTTCTTTGTTGGTAACCTAGGCTCTGGGTCCACGTACAACACTGCGTATATGGGATTCTTCGACACCTTTATGACGGAGGAGGAATATCCATACCCGCAACTGATGTTGGGTATGCAGTCCTATCCGTACAAGTACACGTACTCCTCTTACGGAATTGGCGGCATCCCCAACCCTGGAGCAAAGAACTCAGCTCACAATGGGCCGGGCCTGATCAGACAGCCGTCTGGGACCCCTACTCAGCTATACAACTGGACGGCAACCTCCGGGGTTGTAACCCCTACAACTAACCGTCCTGGACTCACTCCCATTGTGAACCAGAACATCGCCCCCGACCTTGCGGAAGAGCAGTGGTTTCAGTCCGACTCCTCCAGAAGCTACACCGAGATTTGCGACTACCGGGACACTGACCTGACAAGCACGGATAGGATTGCAAGGTTTGGTAACACCTTTGTGATGTTTCCTCAGTACATATCTGATTACGCCCAACGGAGATTCCTGGGGTCACTCACAGGAATCTACTGGCTGGACAACGCAGACGGTAACCTGAACAGTGGGGACCGAGTGTGGGTAGGCGACAAGGCCTACCGTGTTTACCACAACAACAAGAAGACCAACAAGAACAACTTTTTCTGTGTGGAGGAAGCATAACATGGCCTACAGTAAATCCACATCGATCACAAGCCAGGCCGACTTGATGTACCAGGTATACACCTTCGCAGTGGCCCTGGGATGGACGCTGGATAATTATGACACCGGCAACAAGAAGATGTCCCTCCACAAAGGCAACTGCCATGTGCACTTCTGGTGGAACGACACCTCCACCGCGTCGGCCTCATATGGCACGAGCATTGGTATGTATCAGAGCCTCGGATACATCGATGCGGCTACAAACCCCTGGGCTCATACAGACGACTCCCAGAACGGAGCAGACTCTTCTGCAAACCTGAACCAGGAGCGTGGCATCAAAAATATTGGAAATGGGCCGTACACGTCTCTCTCCATGCACGGACACACAGATACCGATGTCATCTACTATATCCTGGAGATCGCCCCTGGCATCTACCGCCACTTCGGCTTTGGCAACATCATCAAGAGCGGGTCGTGGGTGGGCGGAGAATGGGCGGGCGGGCACCACTGGGAACCCGGCGGAGATCCTGTGAATTCCTTCTACGATATTCCCTACGAGCGGTATCATTCCATCCTGCTGGATGCTCGGAACTATAACGCCTATGATGCCTACAACAGCACCCAGGCTGCCAAGCGGGTCGGCGGTACGATCCATGTGGAAGGCCTCCCTAACCAGAGTGTCTATGCCAACACCAAGTGGGGAACAGTGGGTCTTGGAACACTACTGACTAGCTCCAGCCGTCGTGCTGGCCGTGACGGAAAGGACCGTGCTCCGGTACAGGGATGTTTCCGGGACGGCTTCAATGTCCAGCAGATGGGGTGGTTGTCTCCTGACATCACCAAGGGATACCTGCCCATTATTCCGTGCGACCTGTACTATTACGACTTCAACGGATCGGAAAGTGAAGAGCTGTATTACTTAGGCAGACTGCCATACGTTGGGCATATTCAGATGACGGGCATTGACCCTCAGCAGGCCCTTACTGTTGGGGCTGACGAGTGGGTGATTTACCCCGGGGTACGTAAGTCGATGGTCCAAGCCAACAACCAAGAGTCTTGGAACATGGGAATCATTTACAAGAAATAAGGGGGCATTATGAGCTTCAGTAACTACACCGAGAATGCACTACTCACCTACCTGATGGGTACACTGGCGACGATGTACGTTGGATACGGTACAGCCTCAGCCGGAGAGGACGGGTCAACCGCTGCCGAGCCCTCAAGTGGAACCAACTATGCCCGCAAGGCCTACGGTGCTTACACGGTTACGGCGGTCGGCACCGATGCCCAGAAGGTGACGAATAACGCTGCGATCACTTTCGACCCGGCATCTTCCTCCCAAGGGACTATTACTCACGTGTACTTCTACGATGCACTGACGAGCGGTAACTTCCTCGGAGAGGTGTCGTTCGCTGAGCTGTCCCTGGATAACTTCAGTGCCATCACGGGATCTCAGCTTGAATTCGCAATCGGCCAATGTGCCATCACACTTGACTAAGGAGGCCTGACAAATGGCATCTGGTGATACCCTTATCATTTTCCCCATGCTGGCCAATGAGCCGCCGGTATCGAACTATGCTCTATTCGACACTCGCAACGGTCACGTTGTCCTGGAGTTCAGCGGAACGACAAACAAGTCCGCCGTCTTCTCTGCCGTACTACCCAACCACTACGATAGTGGTGGCGTTGACGTAATCCTTCACTGGGCAATGAAGACAGCTACCACATCTACTGTGGACTGGGATGTTTCCTGGGAGAGGGTCGCAGGCACGAACGGTCTGGACTCCGACAGCTTTGCGTCTGTGCAATCTGCCAACACGGAGACGGTCCCAACAACCTCCGGGTATGTCAAGACGACAACCATCTCATTCACCGACGGTGCCCAGATGGATAGTGTGGCGGCGGGCGAAGCATTCCGCCTCAAGGTCACACGCGATGCAGCAAGTGACGCTTCTACGAGTGAGGCCCAACTGGTGAAGATCGAAATCAAGGAGAGCTAATGTCTCTTTACTTCAATAGCTCCAAATACCTACAGAGAATGGACACCTGCGGGTTCACCGACTACCCTGTAACAATGGTAGCCTGGGTATACCTTACCGGAGCAGTGAACCAGACCGTTCTGGCCTTCGGTGACCAGTCCGGGACAAATTCCTACCAACGAATTTACCTGCGTGACCCTACGGACATTGACGTTGTTGCATTCTCGCGGGACAGTACCGTCAACGCGTGGACAGACACGACAACATCGTATACTACATCCGCCTGGAACCACGTGGCTGCGGTGTTTACAAGCGATACGCTCCGTGAGTCTTATCTCAACGGTGGTGGAAACCAGTCCGATACGACAAGCATTGACTTCGATGCGACAATGGACAACACCACGATTGGTGCCCTTGATGTTGCCGATCTAGGCCCTGCCGGATTCGTCGATGGATATATCGCCGAATGTGCTCTGTACAATGTGGCCCTAAGTGCCATAGAGATAGGCCTATTGGCGAAAGGTTTTTCTCCGCTCATGGTACGCCCAGATGCATTGGTCGCCTATTGGCCAATGGTTAAGGACAATACCGCTGAAGTGGCCAGAGACATCGTCAGCGGCTACGACCTTGATTATATGGGCTCCTCGCCCCTGGGGAGCCAGGTCCACCCTCGGATCTACATGCCGTCTCCTGTATACTACCCGATGGTTGAGCAGGTCACCCCCAACATTACCCTGCACGGCACAGGCGGATTCACAGTGACCCCAACATGGAAAGTCCGCCCGTCGGGGATCATCATGCCCGGCCGGGGGGGGTTTACAATTACCCCCTCGATCACGAACGTATATCCCCAGGGGGGGGCTGTGGCAGATCTGGAGGCTGTAGACACAGCCGAGCACATTAGCACCAAGATGCGTGGAGCTGCATCCGGCCACGACCCCCGGTTTAACGAAATTAAGCCTGTGATAATTGGTGCCCTCCAGGGCGGAACGCCTGAAGCTGTGGGTTGGGAAGACACAGGCAGAGACCTTCTCGCTACAGTTATGGACGATACTCAGTTCTGGTTCGAGAAGACCCACCTGCTTCCAAAGGTCGTTCAGGAGCTTGGAACGGTTGCGTCTGCCCAGACGTTCCCGGTGGAGCTGCACAATGCCGACAGGGAGAACAGTATTACGGTGACCGCCATCATCGACAACTTGGGCTCCGACATTAGCATTGCGACAGTCCCTGCTACACCGTTTGACATTGCTCCTCAGGCATCGCTGTGTGCGACAGTAACAGTGGAAAGATCCGGCACCCTGCTCATCGATGCATCGTACAGCTTTGTCACCACCGCCGGGACATACACGTTCTACATCACAGGCACGCGTATTGTGCTGCTGCCTATCCGCCCACAGGCCCCGATGCGGGAGCACCTGCTGTTTGACACGACTATTATGGAGGCCACGGACGGAACGGAGCAACGTGTAGCCAACCGTAAGGTGCCTCGCTCCATGTACGAGTTCACAATCAATAGTGACCGCAAGAGGATGGAGATGCTCCTGTTTGACAGACAGAACAAGCTCCTGGCGACTCCTGCGTGGCACGAGCCATCTTTCATCTCAAGTGCAGTGACGGCTGCGGACATGACCGTGAATGTAGACAATACTGCCTACGGTAACTTCTACGTTGGCGGCTACGCAATCATCTTCAAGGATGAGTATAACTACGACGCCCTGGAGATCGCGTCCATGACGCCTACGTCGCTGACGTTTACCAGTGAGATCTCTGCTGACTATCCAGTCAACACTCAGGTGATGCCGTTGATGCTGGCCTATGTCCAGGCCACGGTGGTTGCTCAAAAGAACCTGAATAATGTGCAGACCTTCAACCTAGAGCTGACCGTGGACGGCATCGATAACGATATCGCATCTGCCGCAGGATTCAGTACCCGTAACAGCAAGCCGTTCCTGGATGGTCCTAACATGGTGGATTCGGGCACCCTGCAAGAGACTTTGGTGCAAAATCGACTGGTGCTCGACCACCGCACTGGCCTGTTTGACTACTTCTCTCAGTGGAAGCAGAACAAGCGTAGCAGTGTTAAGGGATTCAAGACCAACACCCGCCAGGAACTGTGGGAGTTCCGACAGTTCCTTCACTACCTGAGAGGTAAGCAGGTGTCGTTCTATATCCCGACATTCACCAAGGACCTGGTCCCGAACCAGGCACTTATCAGTGCCAATACAGCCTTCATCATGGATCACATCGGCTATGGGATTAACGCCCAGGGGCGAGATCCCAAGGCGGAAATTCGGATCTGGCTGAAGAATGGAACGCTCCTGGAGCGTACAATCGTGGCCTATGCAGAGCTGTCGGCCTCGGAGGAACAGCTCACGATGAACACCACATGGCCCTACGATATTCAGCCTGAGGATATCGAAAGAATAGAATTTGTGGAAAAAGTCAGATTAGATGTTGACGACATTACGATCACACACTATAATGCACTAGGTCAGACTAGGACATTTATCCCTACTGTAGAGGTATTTGACTAATGGCATTCGAGACATATGAAGTATCTACCCAGAGTGCACAGCCCGTGGAGCTGTACGTGCTTGTCATGGGCTCGGACATCTGGCGGATGTGTAATTCAATTGATTCCGTGACGTGGTCTGGGGATGTCTACACCCCGACAATCATTGGGCGAGGGAATATCCAGAGCGGCATGGAGGCCATGGACATAGAACTTCCGTCCAATCATCCATTCCCATACCAGTATGCCACCGTCGCACCTGGGCAGACGGCCACACTGACGATCTACCGATACCACCGGGCAGATCCCTCTGACGTAAAGATCCGGTACAAGGGTGTTGTGCGGACGGTGAGCTACACCAAGCAGGGGCGTGGGGCCGAGATCCACGTCATCCCGCTGACGGCAACCTTCGATAAGATGATCCCCGACCGTACCTACCAGGCTGCGTGCAACAACGTGCTGTACGACAGTGACTGTAAGGTGGTCAGGCCCCTGTTCGACTACGTGGGCTCCGTCAGTGCGGTGTCTGGGTCCACTATCACTGTCGGAGGTCTGACGGCCGCAAAAGGTGCCACATGGGCCGAGGGCGGATATGTTTCGCACAACACCGCAGATTTCAGGCTGGTACTATCCCAGGCCACCGACGTCCTAACGCTGAACCTTCCGTTTTACGACGACGTGACCGGAACGACCGTGCACGTATACGCGGGCTGTGATCACTCTGCCGCCACCTGTGCATCCAAGTTCAGTAACGCCGACAATTTCGGTGGGTGCCCATACGTACCTACCAAAAATATCTTTATGACAGGACTCTAATATGTTCTTCGTAACCTTGTTATTGTGGTCAGCATTCTTTGTAGCCTCTCAACTTCTAACACCTAACCCTGCGGTCGAGGACGCACGCCCTTCGACCCTGGACGACTTCAACTTCCCTACGGCCACTGAGGGTAGAGTCATCTCACTGGTGTGGGGAACGGACAAGATAAACGGCCCTAACGTGATTTGGTATGGCGACCTGCGGGTTGTCCCTATCACGGAGAAGGTGAAGGTGTCGCTGTTTAAGTCCAAGACCTACGTCACAGGCCACAAGTATTATGTTGGATTCCAGATGGGTATTGCCGCCGGCGAGTGTGCCCTGCGTAAGATCTGGGTAGGTGACGATCTGGTGTGGTCGGGCAACCAGACCACAGACGGTGATATCACTATCAATTCCACATACGCAAAGGGAACATTCTCGTTCTATACGGGATCTAAGACACAGGCCGTAGACCCCTACCTTAGCCTTCACCAGAGCCCATGCCCTGCATATAGAGGACTCAGTTACGGCGTATTCAAGGGGGGATATGTCGGAGAGACAACCAGCATTAAATCCTGGTCGTTCGAGGTAACACGCATCACCAACGGCCTCTCGCTTACCAGCAATAGGCATATTGTAAACACATACGACTCTAACCCCATGAATGTGGCTTATGAGATCATGACCAACCCCGACTGGGGATACGGCTACGCTGACGCGGACATCGACCTGACAACCCTGGTATCCAACGGCAACACGCTGTATGATGAAGGCAATGGGATGAGCATGACCCTGGCCCAGGCCCAGCAGGCCGGGGATATCCTGGAGGAGATCGAACGCCAGTGTGATTGCAATTTCCGCCTGTCCACCACAACCGGCAAGTTCACGTGCACCCTGATCCGGGACGGCTACTCCACCTCTGGGCTCAAGAGGGCTGACAATAGTACTATCCTGGAGCTGCAAGAGTTCAGTCGTACCGCGTGGGAGGGCACAGTTAACCATGTCCGTATACAGTACACGCGAAGAGCAAATGACTACACCGAAGGATATGCACCGGCCCAGGATATGGCCAATATGCAAACCCAAAATAGGAAGATCTCGTCGATAGTCAGTCTCCCGGGTGTTCGTGACGATACGCTGGCAAACTCAATTGCCTGGAGAGAACTGCGTGCCAACAGTTATCCGCTGGCCAAGGCCCGGTTCAAGGTCAACCGTACGTTCTGGGATTCTTATGTTGGGGAGGTGATCAATTTCACATACACGTGCGGCGATCTGTCCGTGGAAGACATGTACATGAGAGTCATCAAGGTTGACGTCGGAAACCCAGAGGCTCCTGAGATCGTGATCGACGTTGTGCAGGATGTCTTTACCCAGAAGGCCCCGAGCTTTGCCGACTCTGCTGCGTCCAGTTGGACCGCCCCGAGCCAGGCCCTGATCGGTGTGGATGCCGATGAACAGTTGGCATTCGAGGCCCCATACGCCATCAGTAGCAGGGATGATTATCCTGCGGAGAATCGCCTGTGGGTAGGTGCCAGATCTCAGGGACGTAGAGAGGATGGGTTCAACCTGGTGAGCCGTCAAGGCGTTACTGACCCTTCCACCGGGACGTTCTACAATTCTGGCAACCTCACAGGGTTTATGCAAATTGGTACGCTCCAGTCTGCGATTGGCCCGAATACCACCACCATCAACATTATGACGGATGTGGGTATCGCGGAGCTGATGGCCATTACCGACAATACCCTGCTCGGGGAAGAGCTGACGAACATGATCCTGATTGAGGATGAGTTCGTTACGTCTGGCAATATATCCACCATTTCCGGTGGGCTAACCTATGGATCAGCCAAGCGAGGACTGTGCGACTCTGCCGAGCGGGCTCATGCTGCCGGGGCCAAGGTGTGGTTCATCTGCACCGGAGGAGTCCTAACAGATCAGGCCTACACTCCCGGCTACTACGTGGATCTTCGCGTCCTACCATACCGGCTGGCGGACGCCACCTCGGTGTCCGAGAGTGACCCTGGCGTGACCGAGATCGAGGTCAAGACGAACTACAGAGAACGCCGTCCGTATCCTCCGACATACCTGCGGGTTAACGCCACCGCATGGCCGTCCAGCAGCCAGAGCCTGGACTATGGTAGTGGGGTGGACGGTAAAGGCCTGGTATCCCTATACAACCGTAGGGATTACCGAATCCTGGACGAGCTGAGTCAGTTGACTGTGGACGCCTCCACGCTGGTGGGTGACTTCCCGTCCCATAACAGCAACGAGTACAGGCTGAAATTGTACAAGGACCCTGCCGGAACCATGACCCTGCTGTACACCGGGGCCTGGAGCAACACCAACACCCTGACAGTTACCAGAACGCAGATCCTGGCGGCAAACGCCGGAGTCATCCCGTCCACGGTACGTCTGGAGATTGAGGCCAGACACACGGACGACATCACAGCAGCCGTCAGGGAGTCCACACAGACCTGCTACCACGACTTCCCGGTAGACAGTGCCGAACTATCCGCCGACAACAATTGGGGCGTGGTGAGCGTCTCGGACACGTACACGGCCAACTGGACGGCCCCTGACACAGGCAGCTATGCCTTTACCCTGGGCACATCCGGCCCATCCATCTGGGCATCTGTAAACGACGGGGCTGAGCAGGAAATTATTTCTGCTGGAAATACAACTGGAAGCTTGACAGGAGTGTCTGCATCTGATACAATCAAGGTTAAGTACAAAGGATCTGTCGCCGGTAGCCAGACGTGTGTCATTGTTGGGTCTCCAGCAAGCACCGAGGATGCATACGTGATTTTTAAATAGACGGGGCGTGCAACAATGGCAGAGCTGACCGAGCAGCAAATAGAACGGATTGCGGAGAAGGCCGTTGAGACATACATGATCCGGATGGGTATCGAACTTGAAGACCCGCGGGACATGCAAAGCGATATGATCTTTATCAGAAAGTTCCGACAGACCTGCGAGGCTGTTGGTGGTAAGATAGTCATGGTGATTGTCGGAGTGCTCACCATGGGTGTAATAGGTGGAGCCTGGTTGGCCATCAAAAACGCCCTGGGTAAATAAGCCCAGACGGTAATGTTGAATAATATCAGTACAAGGAATGTACGTCTATACTCTAGTGGGAGGTACTGATGTCTGACCCGGCAAACCCAAAGGACGGTATCGGAGCCAGGAAGGTGGGGATCAATTTTCTGTCCGGCAAAGTAATTCTTCGGCTTGCCGAGAGGTTTGGAGGGATCTCCGGGATTCCTCAGCAGCCTTTATTTGAAATGGCCCTGGCCTTCGTCGAAGGGGCCTACAAATATGGAGCCCACAATTACCGTGCCTTCGGCGTGCGTGCCAGCATCTACTACGCAGCCTTCAACCGGCACATGACACAATACATCACCCGGCAGTCTGATATTGACAAAGACAGCAGTATTCATCACACAGCCAAGGCCATGGCCTGCATCGCAATTCTTTTGGAGTCCAGTGACATGGGCAACTGGGTGGATGATCGTCCGCTACGGCTGACCAGGCCTCCGGTCGCCCCCGAGAGGGATGAGGTCTCCACCGCAACCGGCCTTCATGATAAGGCTAAAGAGCATATGGTTCTGTGGTGGGAAGGTGGACATGAGCACCTCCTCATGGATGCTCTGTGCACAACGATGATACTTCGTCAAAAGATACTGGACGGCACACTAGAAGATGACAGGGTTGCACAGCCGTTCGATATTGATACGATGAATGACGTGGCCAAGGAGATTGCCTGTAGGTACCCAAATCCGGTGCCTCCATTCACTCAGGTCACTCATGGAAAGGAACTAGGATGAATCAACACCCGGACTATCAATGTTTCCTGGACATGGACGGAGTCCTTGTCGATTGGAATAAAGGTACGCACATCCTCCACGGCCTCTCGTGGGAGGAGAAGCGATGGCCGTATGAATTCGGTCCCGGAGGCTGGTACTTCTACAAACACGGTCTTGGTATGTCTACTTCCGAGCTGTTCAATGGACAAGATCGTAAGTTCTGGGCCGACCTGGATTGGACGCCCTACGGTCGTGACGTCCTTGCCGTGTGCGAGAAGTATTTCGGCAACACCGTCTGCCTCCTGACCTCCCCGTTCGACCAACCCGGAGTGGTCGATGGTCGCAAGGATTGGATCAAGCGAGAGATGCCGGAGTACACCAAAAGGCACTTGATTGGGGACTACAAGAATGCGTGTGCCCACCCAAAGGCTATCTTGATTGATGACTGCCAGAACAACATTGACGAATGGGTAAAGGCAGGAGGATTGGGCGTCTTGCTGCCCCGGCCCTACAACAATAGTCACCCTACGTGGTCAAGGCCAGACTTTGTGGAGAGTCTGTGGCTGGATCAAGCACTTGAACAATGTTTGTACAGAGGAGCAGTACCTGTATGCAAAAAGTAAGTATGGAGCAGGTAGTTCAAACATGGCAACGCCTTGGTGGGAATGTCACGGCAACGGCCCGGGAACTGGGAGTGGGCCGACAATCTATCTACCACCACCTGAAGAAGGCGAAGGTGGACACAACCAAGAAGCTGGCAAGCGGCAACGTCAGCGGCATTCAACCTACGCCGTGCGTCATGCCGAAGAAGTCGCAGATCAGGCGGTTCATCCTCACATGTGCCCAGAACAATACGCATGTACACCGTCCAGTGTGGGATAGCCTCCGGGCTCTGGCGGATCATTACAACGCACGGATCATGGTGGGCACATTCTCCTACAACAAGAACGCCTACGGCAAGACGTCTGTGAAACGTGGGACGTCAATTAGCAAGGATGAAGGCCTGTGGTTTGATCCCGTCCTCACCGATTACATTGTGGATGAGCGTCACGAGCTGGCCCCCGGCCTGCAATGGTGCGGCGAAATGAACATCCTGCCCACGGCTGTCAACCCCATAGCCGGCTTCGAGACATACACCGGCCGGGACAGCAGCATTTTTCCGCAGGTGAAGTTCGCCATGCGGTCCATCCCATCTGGCCGCTATGAGGGAACCAAGATGGTCTACACCACGGGGACCGTCACCAAAAGGAATTACATCCAGAAGCGTGAAGGCCTAAAGGCCGAGCACCACCACTGCTACGGGGCCCTGCTTGTGGAGGTTGACGACAAAGGTAGTTGGTGGGTGCGTCAATTGAACGCCACCAAAAGTGGAATAATCTACGACCTCGACGTGTATGTGAAAGACGGCAAGGTGTCCAAGCACGACGGAATTGAGGCCATTACGTGGGGCGACACCCATACTTTGCTCCTGGACGCCTCCAACTTCCGATGCATGAATCAGATGCTGGACGAGCTTTCTCCGAAGTATCAATTCATCCACGACATCATGCTTGGGTCTGTGACCAACCACTGGTCGAGAAAATCCCTGCATGAAAGGTTCCGGCGATTCGTCAAGGGTGGTGGGTGGTCGGATCTCCGTAAAGAGATCCAAGGTTGTGTTGAGTTCATCCGAAGCATTGTCAGAAAGGGGTGCGAGACGGTTGTCATTGACTCCAACCACGACCGTCCTTGGGTGGAAAGGTGGTTGGACACTGACGGCCGGGAAGATCCAAAGAACGTCCGCCTGTGGTTCGAACTGAATAGTGCGTTCTACGCTGCCATGGAGGAGGCCCCGTTCGAGAAGAAGTTCCATGTGCTCGAGTACGCCTTCCAGCTCCTGGGCCTTAAGCCCGAGGAGGCACGATTCCTGCGTGAAGATGAGAGCTTTCGTATCACCAGGGCAGACATAGAGTGTGGAATGCATGGTCACCTGGGCCCAGATGGAGCCAGGGGCTCTGTGCTTAATCTCTCTAAGATGGCACGCAAGTCTAACATAGGTCACTGCCACGCGGCAGGGATCTACAACGGCCTGTATGCCTGCGGCGTGTCCTGTGAGACCGGATCAGATGCATGGTACGTGAAGGGTCCATCGTCGTGGTCGCATTCGCACATCATCACCTACCCTACCGGAAAGCGAACAATTGTCACAGTGTGGCAGGGTAAGTGGAGAGCATAGTATGGTCATGTCAACCAACGGAAAGGGCGGCAAAGGTAGCCAACGTCGCCCCTGCCAAGTATCGCGTGCCGAATGGGATCTCCGGTGGGAATATTCTAGGGGTGGCATGTCAACGGCTACGTTCAAACGCAGGTTAAAAAAGATACGAGGATAAACTGATTGGAGCCTACCATGAGATTAGTCAAATCAAGAGAGAACATAAAACGGTTTGGGGACAAGGTCAACGGATCATTCGAGCTGTTTGGCGGGTTCTTTATCCTACTGAACATCTTGAAAGTCTGTAACGATAAGTCCGTAGCGGGAGTTGATTGGCGGGCCGTGTTATTCTTCACGGCCTGGGGCTACTGGAACCTGTACTACTACCCGTCTCTGGACCAGAAGGCAAGTTTTTACGGCGGTATTGTGATCGCAATTGCCAACACTGTTTGGCTCTCATTATTGATTTGGTTCAGCTACGCATGATTTTTCTTGACTAGTCGGACTTCACCCGATATAGTATAGACACTAGAAACCCTACAGTAGGAGAAACATGAAGCTTAGGCCGTTCAAACACCAGCAGGACGAATTTAATGCCCACGGACTGGATGAGGTCCGGGCCATTCACTGGGAGCAGGGAACAGGCAAGACTTACATCACTTTGTGGGAGGCTGAAGAGCTGTACAAGAAAGGCCTCATCGACTGCCTCATAGTTGTGGCACCCAATGGGCTGCACACCAACTGGGTTAATTACGAAATCCCGGATCTCGTATCCGTGAAGCATAAAGCCTTCGCCTACCACAGCAAGAAGGCAAACACCAAGAAACATAAGGGGGCCATCCAACAGCTCTACGACTATCGGGACGGTCTGGCCATACTGACCATGTCCTACGATGCTGCAAAGACAGCCGAGGGTAAGAAGTGGTTAAAGAAGTTCCTGCAAACAAGAAGGGCGTTCTACGTCCTGGACGAGTCCAATAGAATCAAAACGCCCGGTTCTGCTACCACTAGGGCGATGGTGGCTTCCGGCAACTGGGCCACATACAAAAGAACGTTATGCGGAACGCCCATCACCAACAAGCCTTTCGACATCTACACACAATTCAGATTCCTGGACCCAGGCTACTGGAGGAACACCCCTTACGGCCTATCTGAGTATGAAGACTTCAAAACGTTCTTTGGGATATGGCAGAGGAACTTCATTGAGACGCCCAAGGGTAAACGCGAATTCAAGACCTGCGTGTCCTACCAAAACCTGAACATCCTCAGTGAGTTGGTGGCCAAGCTATCCTCCCGGGTTCTGAAGGAGGATGTACTCAAGGATCTTCCGCCGAAGCTGTACGCCTACAAAGGCTTCGAGATGACGGCCAAGCAGCAGGAGCTGTACACCCAGCTTGAGACCGAGTTCATGACATGCCTGGGCGGCGAGATGATCTTCACGCCGCTAGCCATCACGAGAATGCTTAGGCTCCAGCAAGTGAGCTGTGGCTACCTCCCCACCGGAGACGAGAACAAGTGCACACCCATCGAGCCTGGTAAGGCCAACCCTCGAATAAAACTGCTTGACGAGATCACCCAGGACCTGCCACACAAGGCAATCATCTGGGCCAGGTTCACTGAAGACATAAATCAGATTTGTGATCTGCTCGGGGACAAGGCCGTTCGATGGGACGGAACAACGCCCGACGACCAACGTGAAGAGAACAAGTGTCGATTCAAGAAATGCCCGGTGAAGGAGGTCCGGTTTCTGGTAGCCACCCCTGAGTCAATGGGCGAAGGGCACACGCTGAATGAAGCCAAGACAATGATCTACTATTCCAACTCGTACAAGCTGAAGGAACGCCTCCAGTCTGAGGACCGGAACCACAGAGCTGGGCAAACTTCTCAGGTAAATATTATCGATATAATTGCCGATAATACCAAGGATATCGAGATCATTAACGCTCTTCGGGGGAAATTTAACACAGCAAGTGCTGTGATTGATGGAAGATTCAGAGAATGGCTATTGACATACGATGGCCAAAGTGATATATTAGCAAAGTCGGATTGGCCATCTGGAGATGGCCAAGTGATAGAAGACCCATATGCTCTGTTTAGAGGGTTTGATTGATGTCAGAAAACCTTGACTATTCACAGTTCGAAACCGGGACGGCAAACGACCAGGATGTACTTGGGCAGATCTCCAAGCTGGCCGATCAATTGGTGAAAAAGGACCGGGAGATCGCAGAGGCCGAGATGGTCCTGAAGAGGTTGAAGAAGCAGCGGGAAGACATCGCTGAGAGTGATCTGCCCGAGCTGATGATCTCCGTGGGTATGTCTGAACTGAAGACATTGAGCGGTATTCCCCTGAAGCTTGAAGAGATGTTGTTCACCAGCATCTCCGAGGATCGAAAGCCCAGGGCTATTGCCTGGCTGGACGCCCACGGGCATGGCGGCATTGTCAAGCGTAATGTCGTGGTGGGCTTCAATCAGTGTGATCAGGAGAAGATTGACGCCCTACTGCGTCTTATCAGCAAGGCCTGGCCAAACCACAAGACGGAGCTGGACGTTAACGCCAACACGGTGAAGGCCTTGGTGAAGCGGCTGATGAAGAGCGGAGAAGATGTAGACAAGGATGTCTTCGGCATACACATAAAGAACGTAGTCAAGATCAAGTAAATAGACTGATACGTATCACCATCATTTTTTAAGGAGCCTTGACATGGCAGACAACAAGAACGAGTTGGCGAAAACTGAAGCGGCCGGTGCACTTGCCCAGTTTGATTACGGTGAGTTTGGTTCGGCAGGGTATGAGGGGACAAGTCGCGAGGACTTCAGCATCCCATACCTGAGTGTTCTTCAGCAACTGTCCCCGCAGTTGAAGAAGAAGGATTCGGCATACATCGATGGTGCCGAGGAAGGTATGCTCCTGAATACCGTCACCCAGGAGATATTCGACGGCACGAAGGGCATCCTGTTCCAGCCCTGTGCCACCCAGCATGTGTTTGTCGAATGGAAGCCCCGTACGGCCGGCGGTGGTGTCGTTGGCGTGCACGAATGCCACAGTGATGTGGTGAAGACAGCTAAGGCCAATGCCGCTCAGTTCGGCAAGTACAAGAACGGCGAGAATGATCTTGTGGAGACATTCTACATGATCGGCCAGCAGATCGATGAGGGTGGCCACGCCTGCGGCCAGCTCATGATCACCTTCACCTCCACCAAGATCAAGGTGTACAAAGGCATCATGACCACGCTCCATGCGTTCACGGTCCAGACACCGGGTGGAAAGAAGAATCCGCCGCTGTTCGCGAACAAGCTTCGCATCAGTACTGTCGAACAATCCCACGCAGGCGGTGATTCCTACAACTTCAAGATCACTCCCGCCGCCGGATGTGTGAAGGACTCCCTGATCAGTCCCGACGATGATCTCGTGGCCTCGGGCTTCGCCCTGTGCAGGCTGGTCAATGAGGGCATGGCCAAGATCGACCACGGTGGGGGCAAAGGAATGGATGCCGAAGAGACTACGGCTCCGTTCTAGCAGGGCCGTCGGAAGTTCATGTGTTTGAATATCAAGGGCCGGAGTCCTGGTCTCCGGCCCTTTGTCTGCCAGGAATGAAACATGCAATTAGCCCCACAACAGATACAGGCCATAGATAAGATCGGCAGGTGGCTTGCCGATACTGGCAGAGACTGTCAGCAGGTGTTTCGCCTGTTTGGGTATGCCGGTACGGGTAAATCTACGCTGGCCAAGCATATAGCCGAGGGTTGCAGATACCCGCTGTTTTGTGCGTTCACTGGCAAAGCAGCATACGTTCTCAGACAGAAAGGTTGTGAGGCCTCCACGATACACCAACTGATCTATTCCCCGAAAGGACGCAGCAAGGCCCGGCTCCTGGACCTGGAGGCCAAACTGGAGAAGGCCAAACTGGCTAAAGACCTGAATAAGGTGGAAGTTCTCCAAGCACAGATAAAGGCGGAGAACAAGCTACTCAACAGCCCCAAGTTCGCTCTGAATCCTGAGAGTCCTGTCCGGGATGCAGACCTGGTCATCGTGGACGAAGTGTCTATGGTGGATCAGCAGATGGCAGAGGATTTGATGCACTTCGGAACAAAGATCCTTGTCCTGGGAGACCCGGCCCAACTGCCCCCAGTCTACGGACAGGGCTTCTTCATAAACGCCGAACCCGACTTCATGTTGACGGAGATCCACCGGCAGGCGGAGGACAATCCTATCATCCGCCTGGCCACGAGCATCCGCAACAAACAACGCCCGCAGGTTGACAACAAGATGGTGTTCAGCAAGGCCGAGCCGGAGATGGTCCTGGGGTGTGACCAAGTTCTGGTGGGGCGTAACAGGACACGCCGGGTAATTAATAACCGTATACGGGAGCTGCTCGGACGAAAGACCGAACTTCCTCAAAAGGGTGACCGGCTAGTGTGTCTCCGCAACGACCACGAAGTTGGGCTTCTGAATGGAGCCATCTGGATGGTTGACACCTGTTATGACCTGGTTGGGGATGAGAAGATAGACCTGATCCTCCGCAGCGAAGAGGAAGCTACCTTCCTTGCGGTGGAGGCCCACAAGCACTACTTCGTACAGGACGGGGAGATTGACATGCCCTACTGGATTCGCAAGGAGGCCCAGGAGTTCGACTATGGCTACGCCCTGACGTGCCATAAGTCGCAAGGCTCCCAGTGGGAAAAGGTGATGGTGTTTAATGAAAGTGCTGCCTTCCGGGCGGACTGTCACAGGTGGTTGTACACTGCCGTGACACGGGCCTCGGAGGAGTTGATTTTGATAATTTAACCCGTACTTGGACATTAATTTGGGAGTACACATGAGTAAGTTACAGAAGCAACGAAAGCAGCGAATGGTTGACAGACGGCGAAGAGCCAAGTGGCAGGCCGCACATGGCCAGAGACGTAAGACTATAGGCAGTAGGATAAAAAAGGCCAAAGGCCAAATCCTCGACTTGCTTGTGATGCCGTTCTTCTATGTAGTAGCCGGATGGATACGCGTGTTGCGGGAATTGTTTAATGTCTCATAAGGACCGTGTCAAGATCTAATCTGGAGAAATACTCATGACTGAAAGCACACTACCTATTCATATCCTCAACGCCACGGCGGCTCAGCGGAATAATTCCAAGGAGGTCTACCTGACGAAGGCCCAGAGAAACTCCGTGGACACGGAGATCTTGACCAGTAATGCCCCGGGCACGAAGGGGCTCAACCTGAAGAACGTCCCCGACGTTTGGGTGTGCCGTATGCTGCTCAACGTGCGGGCTGTGCTGTATGCCAACAAGGCCCTGGGTGTTGACTTCCGAGGTCTTCCCCGTCAGCTACTGGCCAAGGGCTATCGACCATAACCAGGCAGAAGATTGTGGACGCAAACGAGAAAATAGTTAAGGAGTTGAAAGACAGTGCAATACATGGGAAGTAAAAACAGGATAGCCAAATACATACTGCCAATAATGCTTGCAGAAAGAAAGCCCGACCAGTGGTGGGTTGAACCTTTTGTTGGTGGAGCAAATATGATTGATAAAATTATGGGTAATAGGATTGGTAATGATAGCCACGAGTTTCTTATAGCTCTTTTGGTTGCTTTAAGAGATGGATATATCCCACCAACATATATCAGCAAAGAATTGTATTATGCAGTTAAATCAAAACCACAAGAGTATTCAAAAGAGTTAGTTGGGTTTGTTGGGTTCCTTTGTTCGTTTGGCGGGAAGTGGTGGGGTGGATATGCGTTTAATAAAAAGGAAGATAACTATGCAGAAAGAGGTAGTCGTTGTCTTGTTAAACAGGCAAAAAATTTCGACGGTATAGTGTTTAAGTCTGGTAGTTATTTAGCATTAGAAATACCTGAAAACAGTCTCATTTATTGCGACCCGCCATACGCAAATACTTGCAAATACAAAGATGATTTTAACCACGATGTATTCTGGGATTGGTGCAGGACGAAAACAAAAAGCGGTCATACTGTATTCATAAGCGAATATTCTGCACCCAATGACTTTGTTTGCGTAAAAGAAATGCAGCATAAAACTATTCTTGATAAAAATTCCCAGTATCCGAGAATAGAAAAACTGTTTAGGTATAAAACATGAAAATCTATAAAATCACAGAAGCAAGTGAATATCTTGGGGTGTCAATTAATACACTCAAGACGCTTGCCAATAATGGCAATATAAACTCTTTCAAGACATCGGGTAAGCATAGGCGTTTCAGGCAAGATGATTTAGACGCTTATATATGAAGAAGAATTAGCAGAGGATATCATGAAAATTCTCGCCTGTTATTCTGCTCGTTTTTATGGAAGGCGTGGTGGTAGAAAGAAGAAAAATACGGTTGAAAATGAGACTAACGAATCTAGTGGAATTTAAAAAGGAGGTATTTATTGGCGGCTAGGTTATTCAAAGATACAGACACACCTCCCTTGTTTATGCCGGAATGCTCATGGAGGCCTCCGGAGATGAGCGAACTGCCCCTGTGGGCAGGAGCACGCAGGGTAGGTATAGACTGCGAGACCTGTGACCCTCAGTTGACCCAAGGAGGTCCCGGCGGGCGTGGCCTTGGACCCGGCGTCCGCAGAGGTGGATACGTCATCGGCATATCCTTTGCAATCGAGGACGGTCCGAAACACTACCTGCCGATCGCTCATCGCGGTGGTGACAACATGGACAAGGCCAAGGTAATTCAATATCTAAAGGACCAGGCCAAGGTATTCACAGGCGATATCTGCGGGGCCAATCTGTCCTACGATCTTGACTACCTGGCCGAACTTGGAATCGTCTTCTGGCATTGCCGCTTCCGGGATGTCCAGGTAGCAGAGCCGCTGTTGAACGAGAATCGCCCTAAGTACAGCCTGGAGACGCTGGCCCAGATCCATGGGTTCCCGGCCGGTAAGTTCGAGAGAGTCCTCAAAGAGGCTGCACAGGCCTATCACCTAGACCCGAAAGAGCATATGTGGAAGCTGCCTGCGAGACTCGTTGGCCAGTATGCCATAGAGGACGCTGACCTGCCCCTGAAGATCCTTCGAAAGCAGGAACACCTGATCGAAAATCAGGGACTCAACCAAATCTATGACCTAGAGTGTAATCTCCTGCCGGTGTTGGTGAAGATGCGAAGAAAGGGTGTCCGCCTGGACTTCGATCACATCGCCCGGGTAGAGGCCTGGACGATTGAGCAGGAACAGCTCATGTTGGACGAGGTTTTCCGTAACACCAACGTCCGCATAGGCCTGAATGAGATCAACCAGAAGACGTTGACGGCTGCGGCCCTGGACGCCGCGGGCCTCCCGTATGGAGCTACGCCGACCGGTCAGCCGAAAATTGATACCGCCCTGCTCCTACCTCTGGCGAAGTCCAATAAGGTGGCCAGTGCCATCATCCATGCCAAGTACCTTAACAAGCTGAGAAACACCTTCGTTGCGTCCCTCCGGGCACACGAGACCAACGGCCGTATCCACACGACCTTCAACCAGCTCAAGAGGCAGGAGAAGAATTCCGATACGACGCTCGGAGCAGGTCCTGGAAGGCTGTCATGCTCCAATCCTAACGAGCAACAACAGCCTGGGCGTCTGCCCCCGTGGTGGAAGCTGGACGTCCCTGTGCACATCTTCTGGCGTAAGTGCTACATCCCAGATGAAGATGGCAGGTGGGCGGCTATGGACTTCAGCGGCCAAGAACCTCGTATGATGGTTCATTATGCCAGCCTGTGTAATTCACCCGGGGCCGACAAGGCCGTCTATGCTGCCCACCACGACCCGGAATGGGACTTCCACGACTCTACCACCGAGATGGCGTTCGGGGCTACCCGCACCAACACAGACGCCGTTAAGTTCAAGCACCTCCGTGGTCAGGCCAAGATCATCTTCCTGGGCCTTGTGTACGGAATGGGCGGTGGAAAACTGTGCCACAGCCTGGGATTCCCTGTCGAAATGATCACCATCAACCGGGGTGGTGAGGACATCAACATAGAGGTGGCCGGTTCCGAAGGTAAAGCGTTCCTCGAGGAGTTCAACCGCAGAGTGCCGTTCCTTCAGGACCTGAAGGAGAAAGTCACAAACGCTGCCTGGAACAAAGGTTACATAAAAACACTGCTCGGACGTCACATTCATTACGTCCCTGGAAAGGGCGACGAGCGTAAGGCCCTGAACAACCTCATCCAGGGGTCTTCCGCCGACCAGATGAAGCGGGCCATGGTGGAAATAGATAAGGCGGGTTACACTTTATCGTTGCAAATTCACGACGAATGTGATACAACAATATATAATGAAAAAGAGGCCCAGGAGATTGCTGATATCATGATCAATTGTGTCCCGCTGGCAGTCCCGAGTAAGGTTGACATTGAAATAGGCTCAAGCTGGGGCAATAGTATGGAGAAAAAGTGATGGCTCAAGAAGAAGAGATTAGCCTGACCTGGCATGCCCTCAAGCTGCCTGCCAACGAATTCGAATATAAGGCTATTCCTTACCAAGAGAAGGACAAGCCTGAGTTGAAGATGGCCTTCGTCATCCTACAAGGAATCCACCTGGGGTTTAAGGTGGGCGATCTTCTACTCCTGGAACACTCTGACCCGGAGATAGTTGACCAGGCTACTGTGTATGAGGTCAAGACTATGGTGCTGTCCGACCTGGCCAAATACAAACACCTGCTCAAGTACTACGCAGACCCAGCATGTCAGACTTTCCGGAATATTGCGGAAAGCCTGCCCGGCATCTACCCCCACATTATTGAAGGAGAGATCGTGACAGTGGTCTTCTTCACACCCCTGGTTGTGGAGTCAACCGATTAATGGAGCAGGACCAACGACAATTGGTGGTGGCGGCGTTGAACCGACATAGGGTTCATGCGATCAGCGTAGAGAACCCCGCCTACCCAGGTACGCCGGACGTCGCCTACATAGGCGGGTGGATAGAGTTGAAGTACTCCAGGGTATGGCCTGCTCGGAAAGACACCCCGTTGAGGCTTCCTCATTTCACACCACAACAACGAGTGTGGTTGGTAGAGCATTGGATGTCTGGCGGAGCTGCGTGGCTCTGCGTGCAAGTTGGAGGCACCGATTGGCTGGTGTTTGACGGAGAAACAGGAGGACGTCACGTAGGCCGTAATGGCTTCCACAAACGAGCGTTGTTTGATGTCGCTGCCTTCTCCGGTCATTCTGCCCAGGAGGTTGCCGGCTATGTCACAGGAATGAATAATGCACACTTCGATAGATTTTCTTCATAAATTTAGACCCAACGGACCATGGCTGCTGGTTGCGATTGACCCCCTGAAGAGGGTCAAAAACATCACGTCCATCACGTTCAATAGTTCACAACTTGAACAAATGAGTGTGTGGATTGAGAAGATGAACACGGACCGCAACATCTACTTCTCGGTCAACCCGACGATTGAGCCGATGAACAAGAAGCCGGAGCGTACCGACATTTCCCGGATGGAGTACCTCCACGTGGACATCGACCCCCGTGCGGGCGAGGACCTCGCAAAAGAGCAAGAGCGAATCCTCCAAGTGTTCCGAGACTTCAAGCCCGTGCCGACTTGTCTGATATTTTCCGGCGGCGGATACCAAGGATTTTGGAAGCTAAGTGACCCAGTCAGTATCGGCGGCAGTCTGGCCCTGGCCGAAGATGCCAAGAGATACAACCAGCAGCTTGAGATCCTCCTGGGCGGAGACAACTGCTATAACGTGGATCGTATCATGCGTCTGCCCGAGACCATGAATTGGCCGAACGAAAAGAAAAAGGCCAAGGGGCGGGAGCCTGCCCTGGCCCGGCTGATCCACTTCAATGAGGAGATGGTCTACGAGCTGAACGAGTTCACGGCGGCCCAGCCTGTTCAAACTGGACACATGACCGGAGCCTTGAACAACAATGCCGTAGTCATCCCACAGATCAGCGGAAATGTCCGCAGGCTATCAAGCATGGACGACCTTCCGGACACCGTAAAGCCCTGGGTAAAGGTGTTGATCGTCCAGGGCAAAGACCCCGACGATCCACAGCGATTTGCCTCCAGGAGTGAGGCCCTGTTCTGCGTAGTCTGTGAGTTGATCCGGGCGGGTGTGGATGTGGAGACAATCTTCGCAATCATCACAGACCCGGACTGGGGCATATCTGAGTCCGTGGTTGAGTTGGGTGCCCGGGCTGAGGCCTACGCCATGAAGCAGATCAAGAGCGGCTTGGAGCAGGCTGAGGCCCCTGAGCTGCGGGAGCTGAACGAGCGGCATGCCGTCATCTCATCCCTGGGTGGGAAGTGCCGCGTCATCTCCAGGGAGTTCGATCACGCCTTCAACAGAACAAAGATCGTCCGCCAGGGCTTCGAAGATATACGGAACCGATACCTACACCGACAGATTCAGTCGGGTACAAAGAAGGACGTACCGCAATATATGCCTCTTGGGCACTGGTGGCTCGCTCACAAGAGACGTGAACAGTACGACACCATGGTGTTTGTTCCGGGAAGAACAACCCCCAACGCATTCAACCTGTGGCAGGGCTTTAACTGCGAGGCCCGGCCAGGTAATTGCGACTTGTACCTAAACCATATCAAGAACAACATCTGCTGTGGAAATGAGGAGACGTACACCTATCTCATGAAATGGATGGCTATGGCGATTCAACACCCAGACCAGCCTGCCGGTGTTGCCGTTGTCCTCCGTGGGCAACAAGGCACCGGTAAGGGTGTATTTGCAAAACACTTTGGTTATTTGTGGGGCCAGCACTACCTCCAGATAACCAACAGTAAGCACCTGGTGGGTTCGTTCAACAGCCACCTTCGAGACTGCGTCTATTTGTTCGCAGATGAGGCGTTCTATGCAGGTGACAAGAAGAATGAGCAGATCCTCAAGGGGCTGATCACCGAAGAACAGTTGATGGTCGAGCCCAAGGGCGTAGACGCCGAGTTCTGTAGGAACTATCTCCACATTGTCATGGCGTCTAACTCAGAATGGTGCGTCCCTGTGGCAATGGACGACCGACGGTTCTTCATCTTGGATGTGTCCCCCCAGCACAAAGAGGACCGTGAATACTTCCGGGAGATTTCTGAGCAGTTGAAAAACGGCGGGTACGACGCCCTGCTACATCACCTACTGACCTATGATATTCACGGGTTCGATTTATCTTCCGCCCCGAAGACAGAGGCCCTCCAAGATCAGAAGGAGCTTAACCTGAGCCCGGAGGAGGCCTGGTGGTTCGACAAACTCCAGGAAGGCCGCACCCTGGTGCGGCACGAGAAGTGGGAGAACATCGTCGTGAAAGAGGAGCTGTTCTGTGACTACGTGGACTTCGTCAAACGTCCCGGCAGCAACCTATATCAAAGCCGGTGTACGAAGACCAGAATGACACAGTTCCTGAGGAGGTTCTGTCCAATGGGCTTCCCGGTGGCTCGGCAACTTTCCGTGGCTCCGGACACCCAGTCTGAGGTCCAGGGGCTGCGTTTCAACGGAAGGCCCCACGCCTTCGAGTTCCCAAACTTGGACGAATGCCGTGCGGCCTGGGATAAGCTGATGGGAATGAAGACGATCTGGCAAGATGTTCCTGAGGCCGACATTGACGCACCGGCCCCGTTTTAAGGATTGATGAATGAACATTGATTACACTCCCAGGTGCCAACATTGTGAGGGTAGGCTGGTAAATTCTGGCTGGGCGGCGGTGGAAACCGCCTCGGGAAAAGGCACAGCAAAGAAGCTGCGGTGCATAAATCCCGAATGCAGAACGAAGGTGGTCCTGATATATATCAGACAACTACCCAACCGGAACCCCAAAACAGTACAAAAACAGTTGACATACATGTTCTGAACTGTTATACTTATTTGGTGTTGAAAGGGACGTATGATGATTACAAGAGCTGTGATTTACATCGACGACGAACCGAGGATTAATATTGGCTCGGAATCGGGCCTCACCAGCCCGGAACTTGAGATCGAAGAGGACCCCGGCTATGATGTCGATCAGATCCGGTTTAATCTAGAGTCAGCCTTCCACGGGCTGTTTCCGGAATCCTCTATTGAATGCCGTTTCCCTGAATTCGGAGAATGTTCTTAATGTACCGCATTGATCTTACTCTCACAGATCACTCCTTCCTCACCATATACGTGGATGACTATGAGTCATTCATTGACGACCTTCAGGAGGATATGCCTATGTTCATCCTGGAGGCCGAATACGTGGAGGAGGAAGACACCAAAGAGGAGGAGCGAAAGATCTGCAACCTTATCCTGCTTGACGGCACCACAATATGCTGCGGAGTCGATGACCCCGAGCTGTATTCTCGCCAGCCGCTGGTTAAGTCTTGTGAGGACATTTCCACCCTTGACGAGTTCCATCGGATGGTATTTACTGAGAAGGGTCTGGACGACAGGCTCAAGTCGTCGTACGCCGTCATTAATAACATCCCAAACAAGGCCTGTCGAACCAAGCTTCACCGGGAATACCTCAAACGAAAAGCTGCGTACGTCACCTCCCTGGAGGCATTGATTGATGGAATTACCCGCGAATGAAAGGGGTCACAATGTTAGACACATCCTCATCATCCCAGTCGGACAACGCTCCCAAGAAGGTGGCCAAGATAGTCAGCCTGGACAAGACAAATGTACTCTGTGTGCTGCTATGCATCCTGGGCGTATCCCTGCTTGGCTGCAACACACTACTTGATCACATCACGCCGGCACCGGTAGACCCGCTGGTCACCGAGTACCTGGACGTCAATGTGCCGCAGATATGGGGCTTCACCTCCTTGTACTATACAAGACACCTCGGACTGAGGATAGACCTCCAACACCAGATCCGCTCCCTGCGGCTGATCCGAGAGATTGAAGACGAAGACCTCCGCCACGCGTACGCCAAAGCGTACAACGATGCGGCCAATAGCGAAGGGCAAACGATTCAGGACATCGTTGTCGGGTCCGAGAGCAATCCGTTCTCCGTCGCTGGCCTCCTGGCAACCGCAGCACCCGGGCTTTTGATCGGCCGGGCAATGAAGCGTAAACAGGACTACAGCCCAGAGGAAGCGAAGAAGCTGGCCGACGATGTTGAAAAGCGTACCGAAGAGCGTGTACGTAAGGAGATTGAACTGGAAAAGGCCCAGAATGCGTAAAGCCTCCAGCGACAGACTATTAGATCCTGACCACCGGGATAGGAGGCCCAAGAAAAAGCGTGGTACGATCCACCTCCAGGTCCGCCGAACAGACGGATGCGAGGTCGGCCACTGCTTCGGTCCCGGTGGCAAGGATTGGACGCCGTACTGCTGGCGTAAGTATCGCACGTTGCGAGATGCCGAGCAGGCCGTTGCCGCCCTAAGTGCCGGGTTCTGGGGCAGGAACGGTTACGAATTCAGGGTGGACCCGCAATTCAGGGGGCAGTAATGGCACAGAAGAAAGACTCAACGTGGACTACTATTACCTTGGTGCTGATCACCATATGCCTGGGTGTGCTCAGTCTTGGGATACACCGGGTAAACATTGACATGACCACACGGGCTGCCCTGGAGAATGCTCGGTGGGATTCCATCCAAACCGATGTCGCAAAGTTACGGCATCAAGTTGGTGAACCGTGGATGGCGAACTACCAGCAGATGCAGGACTCCACAGTGTGGATAACTTCGGTTGCCCGAGATCCCTGGGGCGTAGAACCGGCGAGTTGGGGCTCCGGGGTATTCATCGGTGACAACAAGATCATGACGGCCCGCCACGTAGCCACGGATATCAACCTGGTAGAGAATAACTATCGGGTAGAGTATCAAGGCAGGTGCTACAAGATCCTCGGTGTGCACCTGGACCCGGACAGTGACCTGGCCACGATTGATACCGAGGAGGTCCAGGAGCTGTTTATTCCTACCCTACTTGAACGAGACATGCGTCTTGGCGACACCGTGGTTGTCGTGGGTACGCCCACGACTCAAGTGCTGCATCTCAGGGTGTCTCAGGGTATTGTCAGTAATACCAACAGAGGCTTCCAAGATCCCTGGTTCTACGGGTGGGGTGTCCTGATGGGCACCGATGCTACGACAGGTCCAGGGAATAGCGGCGGGCCGGTCTTTGTTGAAGGCAAGCTTGCTGCCCTCCTGGTAGGTGGGTACGGTCACCAAATAGGCCCCGTGTCACTCATCCTGCCAGTGAGTGAATTCAATTAATTTGCCCCTATCTCCACCTCTTCTCCGACAGGCCAGGTCACCAGGACCTGGCCCCATTTATTATCGGACACCACATATTTTTCTTTAGGATCGTATTTTATGTTTGCATGTCGTTTTGTTTTGGAGTACACTTTGAATATAAGATTTGACCCTATTTGGAGGCTTTTAAATGTACGACGACGATAGAGAACACGATGCCAGGTATGAAGCGGCCATTGAGGATGGCAGGATAGCAGTATATGCCATATCCATGGCTATTGTAATCCAGCTAAACGGCCTGGAGTATGAGGGCACGGCAGAATGGAAGTACGTGGCCGATGCCGGGGGCGAGGAAGACTTCGACAACAAGGCTATCGGGTGGTTCGAGGCCAATTGTGAGCTGCTTGACCTGGACTGGGATGATGAGCAGGTGGAGAACGAGCTTGGTGGTGAGGCCCTCAGCCAGATCGAGGCCTTGGCCGAAGAGTTCTATTTTGATCTTGACACAGCGAGGGAAAACTAATGTACGACATCATACTCAACATGCTTATAGTCACAACCCTGTGTCTATACCTGTATGTGGACGGGAAGCGGCTCGTGGTGGACATCCTCGCATGCATGGCCTTCGTCCTGATTATGGCCTGGGTGATGTTCGCCGTGGCTGTCGCCGTGGTGTCTAACGCTGTGTTGGTGGTGGCTGGACCCCTCCTCCGGCTGTTCTTTAACTCAGACAACAGTCCGGCGATAAACAAGGTCATAGGTCTGGCTATACGCATGATGACCCTGGGATGGCTTACAAACGCAATAGAAAAGGCTAAGGAAAATGCTGAATCTAATCAATGAACTGGACAAACACTTACAATTCGCTGAATCCAATCAACGAATTATAGGCCGTGTCCAGATCAATGTTGGCCTTGACCTGGCAGACCTGGTCGGACTGAATCCGGAAGAAGTCACAGAGGACTCCCTTCGTGCCCGGCTGCGGGGCCAAATGATTGAGTTCCTGTATGGAGAATTGATCCAGGATATCAGGGCCCTGAGGAGCGACCTGGACAAAATACTGAAAAAGCTTGGGGTGGAAGACTAATGAGACCACCAATCACTCAACCATTTACACGGGCCGTTGACGAAGGCCTAAGCCTTCGTCAACGTCAGGAGCTGTACAACATAGCTATAAGCCGGGCACGACGAATGACAATGTCACCCAACATGGAATTGATTGACAGAGAGACCACATATCAGCCGGGAGCAATGAAAGATGGCCGATAAACAAACAGGTCCGGTTGAGCCGCCCCTACCCCACAATAGGCTGTACGCCGTCCGGCATGGTCAAACCGGCAAGTTGTGGGTGTTAGGAGCCATGTGGCATTGGAGCAGCCCGAGAGCCCTACAGGACGCTTGGAAACTTGCCCGGGAGCACGATCTGGTAAAGGGCGATTTAAGAGACCACCGGATCATCGAGATCCATCTTCGGGAAGCAGCAGCCGACAAGCCCACGCCAGAAGGTATGCCGTAACGGAAACAACATCACTTTTTTCTCGGATTAGATTTGACACCCCCGCAGGTATATAGTATACTTTATATGTGCGGGGTGAACGACAAATGAATATCCCGGAGAATATTATGGCGTATATAGAGTACAGCAAAGAACACATCAAGCACATATTGATGGAACGTGACAATATGGAGCCCGACGAAGCCCAGGATGTCATAGACGAAGCCCAGGAGGCTTTCGATGAATACATGGACGCGATGGATCTTGAGGCCGCCCTGGGTGTCTGTGAGGAGTTCTTCGCCCTGGAGCCGGAGTTCTTGATGGCGTTTACGTGTATGCTGTAGGAAGTTCTTTAGAATTTAGATGGGAGAAAAAATGTCCTCAATATCAATAGATCATAGTATTCAGCGGGTTCCGACACCGGAAGAAGAGCCGGATGTATATGTCCGGCGGAGTCTGGCGGAGCGGATACCGTCCGATCGTATCCAGGCCGTCCCGACGCAGGCCGATGAGCCGGACGAATATGTCCGGGGACGGCTGGCCTATCGCATCCCGGCCGATCGTATTTTATCGATGCCTTCGCCGGCCGAGGAGCTGGACACGGGGGTCCGGAGATACTTTGCAGATCGTATCCAGGCCAGACATATCCTGGCCGTCCCGACGGAGGCACAGGAGCCGGATGAAGATGTCCGGTGGAGGTTGGCCCGGCGGATACCCGCTGAGCATATCCTGGCCGTCCCGACGGAGGCACAGGAGCCGGATGAAGGGGTCCGACGGAGGCTGGCGGAGCGGATACCGGTCCACCGAATCCTGGCCGTCCCGACACACACCGAGGAGCCGAATGAGGGGGTCAGGTGGACCATAGCCTGCCGGATACCGGCCAACCGAATCCGGCTCCGGCGTCAGGCCGATGAGCCAAATGAGAGAATCCGGCAGCGGCTGGCCCAGCGGATACCGGCCAACCGAATCCTGGCCGTCCCGACGGAGGCACAGGAGCCGGATGAGGGGGTCCGGAGGCAAATGGCCCGGCGGATACCGGCCGAGAATATCTGGCACGTCCCGACGCCCACCGAGGAGCCGGATACCGAGGTCAGGAGGCAAATGGCGGAGCGTATCCAGGCCACCCGAATCCTGGCCGTCCCGACGGAGGCACAGGAGCCGGATGAAGATGTCCGGTGGAGGTTGGCATGTAGAATCCAGGTCGTAGGAAGGAGGAGAAAATGAGTTACACAGATTGTAATATTACAGCTATGCCGACGCCCGCCGAGGAGCCGGATGCTGAGACCAGAAGGTCGTTGGCCTGGCGGATATATGCCGAACACATCCCGTGTGTACCGACGCCGGAAGAGGAGCCGGACATGGTGGTAAGGAGGCGGCTGGCGGAACGCATCCCGCCCAAGCACATACAGGCCGTACCGACGCCGGAAGAGGAACCGGACACCTATGTCCGAAGGGAACTGGCCCACCGTATACCGGCTGAGCGTATCCACACGGTTCCGACGGAGGCCCGAGAGCCCGACATGTGGGTCCGACGGTCTCTGGTCGAAAGGAGAAAAAATGTGTCCGATAGACTATAGTGTGCGATCTGTGCCAACACCGGCCGAGGAGCCGGATGTATGGGGACGGAGATACTTTGCGGAACGCATCCCAGCCAGACATATCCAGGCCGTGCCCTCGCCCGCCGAGGAGCCGGACGAATATGTCCGACGGTCTTTGTCAAGTAGCATCCCGCCCGAGAGGATACAGGCCGTGCCCTCGCCCGCCGAGGAGCCGGACGAATATGTCCGGGGGCGGCTGGCCTATCGCATCCCGGCCATCCGAATCCTGGCCGTCCCAACGCCTGAAAAGGAGCCGGACACGGGGGTCCGGAGATACTTTGCAGATCGTATCCAGGCCAGACATATCCTGGCCGTCCCGACGGAGGCACAGGAGCCGGAGGTAGAGATCCGAAGACGGCTGGCTGAGCGAATCCCGCCCGATCGCATCCAGGCCGTCCCGACGCTGGAGGAAGAGATGGATCGATATGTCAGAAGGCATCTGGCCTGGCGGATACCGGCCAACCGAATTCAGGCCGTCCCGACGCAGGCCGATGAGCCGGATGAAGATGTCCGGGGGGGTCTGGCACACAGAAAGGAGAAACATGAGCAAGTTTGCAGAAGACACTATCGCTGTGATTGATGTGCATGGGGACCTATACTGTGCCTGTTGTTATCCGAGCATGAATTTCAGTGAACCCTTCGAGGAGCTTAAGCAGGAGAACCTGGCTGGCCACCATACCGAAGAATGTGACGCATGCGGTAGAGTCTGGTGCCTGACAACACCTCGGTGGATTTATCCCCATGCCCAGGCTCCCACCTCCCGGGGTTTCTTTATGGATGTAGTTCCTGAGGGTGAAGCCTATCTGATCCCGTACCAACATAAGGCCGAATGGCTGGCCTGGAAGGACAAGAACATCACCGATATACCTGAATACTGTACCTTGGTCAAGGACATTACCTCAATTGTGTTTGATGAATACAAGATCGACGATTGAGGAAGGCGATCCTGCGTCAATACAGCCACCAGCCCCTGATCTACGCCCAGGGAGGTGGCTGTCTCATTCTGGAGGAATACCCTGATGGCTATAAAATATGGACTACGGAACAAAGATACCGGGCAAATGGTAGAACACGCAAGCCTGGTCGAATATAAATTTTTTTCCACGGCCTCGGCAGTGGAGGACTTCGTTCGGAACAACCCCGGTTCACGGTGGGAGGTCGTGGACTCCCTGGGACAGGCCCTACCTCACTTCTTCAGCGATGCCCCCATGTACTGCATGCGTCATAGGTCGAGCGGCCTATGGGGGGACTGGTATCCATCCCCAGGGCACTGTCGCCGGAGGTTTGCCACCTTCCCTGGGAGGTATGACGACCTTAATGTGGAGATGCGTAACCCAAAACTGTGGGAGGTCGTGGACCATAGGAAGCGGGTCGTTAGGCCCGGGTTGACATATAATCCGCATGTGCCAGACCAGCCCGGGCTGTATGGCATTGGTCGTGTGGTGGGTTCCTTGGAGTACCTGTTTGAAAAGTCGGATGGGCCCAAAGACATGAGGTGTTGGTTCAAAAACCTGAAAGCCCTGAAGAACTGGGTGGGGGGCAACGGGCAGTGCATGGTCGTCAAAATACGTGGTAGAAGTAGGGTCCTGAAGCCCGCCCCGGGGCTGTTCGTCGTGAGGACTTTGGGCAACGGTGAGTACGAGAGGTTGGGAGAAATTGACCCGTTCTGCTGATCCCAGGAAGAATACCCAGGGGTTTACTGGGGATTGACCTATAGTCTCAGGAAGAATACCCAGGGGTTTACTGGGGATTGACCTGTTCTACTGATTTTGGAAGTATTCCTAGGGGTTTACTAGGGATTGACTTTTGCTGAACTTTGGTCGAAGGGCCTTAAAGTATATCAGGGCGGCACAGATATAAGCTATTAGTACCACTACACTTCAGACACTTTTGCACGTTCCGAAAAGGTGATCAGGGCGGCACCGATATAAGCTATTAGTACCACTACACTTCCGACACTTTTGCATGTTCCGACACATGTTTTGAATTCTCCAGGGAACAGAAACTTCTTCCGGGAGTTGGAGGCTTGGAGGCTACTTTTTCTAATCTCTAAAGGAATCAAAACTAAGTTATAAAATATAAAAGTATAGTAAGTATAGTAGTAGTAGTATTTTATAGTACTGACTAACTGATCAACTTAGGTAAAAATCAAGGCCCCAAAGTCAATCCCAAGTAAACCACCAGGAATACTTCCTGGGCTTGTTGGGGCGAAGGGGATAAAATACGGGTCATCCGACCCTGTGCGTGCGTCTTTCAGCCCTTGAAAACACCTTTAAACATCTCCCTGATCCATCTTGCATTTTGGTCCACCTACAATCGACCTAGAATAGAGTACAAACAGCCCTCTGTGTAGGCCATTCCGGCTACAGCGGGGCCATCCTAGGCTTGTGTATTGTTCATTAACGACAAGACGGCTTGTGTCTCGTGAAACAGTGGTTCGTGAGACACACAGGCCGAGGGTGGGTTGATGTTTTCAGAGGGTGGGTTGGGGTTTTCAGAGGGTGGGTTGATGTTTTCAGAGGGTGGGTTGATGTTTTCAGAGGGTGGGTTGATGTTTTCAGAGGGTGGGTTGATGTTTTCAGAGGGTGGGTTGGGGTTTTCGCTGGTCCGATAATCGGGGTATACACGTCCTATAACGTGACCTCTGACCACCCACGTCCGATAACGTGACCTCTGACCATCCACATCCGATAACGTGCCCTCTGACCATCGACGTCCGATAACGTGACCTCTGACCACCCACGTCCGATAACGTGACCTCTGACCATCGACGTCCGATAACTTGCCTGGTTTTTCAGACCTTGGATTACAACACGAAGCCCGCGTTATCGGACTGTTTTTTCGGGAATATCCCGTCGTGATTTTTTTCCTCGTTGAGTATATCAGATGGCCTGTACGAGGGCAATAAAAACCGACCACATTATAATTTTTTATTTCTGTTTGGTAGTCTACGTCCACCTACAATCGACATTATTGGCCACCCATTAAAAAACACAGAATATTTTATTTTTCGGTTGGCCACGTGTGTGGGGCGTGGTATACTTTATTGAGTGAGGCAATCAACACTATTTTTTTCGAGGGGTTAGAAAAATGATGATTACCGCTGGATATGGTTTGTTTTCGAACTGTAGGGCGTCGCATATTATAGCGTTGGCCATAGCGGCCTATATTGCTCTGTGCTAGATCACCTATAGAAAGGATAAAAGATGAGAATTACAAAAACAAGCGTTGCAGTATCGGACGGCCGCGAAGTAGATTTCGGCAAAATTATCGAGGAAATGGCCGGAAACCCGGCGGTCGTGATCAAGGTGCCTGGGGCTAGATATTGTTTCCTCTCTGAGGAATTCCTCGGACAATTTGGTCCTCGCGACGGAGTGAAGGTATGTGGAGGTCTCCTGTGTCCAGACTGGCGGTGGGAGGGTGTCCCACAGTTCCGGATGGACGGGACGGAGATGGACGGTAGCGGTACCCTTCCCGGGTATCGTTATTGTCAGACCGGCCAGACCGTGGATGAGGTCCTGGCGGAGGTCGAGGCGGCGATGGATTATCGCCGCAACATAGAGGTGGACATATACGTCTGCTCCGCGAAGCGGGTGAAAAAATAAAACTTTGTATTGGAAAGGAAACGACTATGAGTACATACAGCACAGCCGTGGCGGCCATTACGGCCGTTCGAGAAGAAACCATCGCCGCACTAGAGGCCGAGTATCGGCGGTGCCGAGACGCATATGTCTCAGCGTTGCGGGCGGATCTACGATCCGCCGAAGACACGCCGGTGGCGGCCATCAGAAATTTGGTCGCGGAGACCATCATACCCCTCCAGGATGATGGCGTGCCGACCGCCGAGCTGCCTGACGATACCAGGCGGGTGGTCCGGGCCGCGGTCGAGGCGGGGATCCTGGAAGGGAACGCGGGGTACGTAGCTGTGGGACCGATCCAGCTTTATCACGAATCTGCACGAGTCGCCCGGGATCATCCCACCCATGTCGCGTGCTACCTGGCGTATCGAGCGTGGCAGGAGTTCCTGGCGGATCAAAAAACGCGGGGCCTGTGACGGATCGGTTTGCATTCTGGGAATACGTAGTATATACTTACAATAGCCCGGCGAAGGTGCCGGGGAATTGGAGAAAACCAATGAGAATTACAAAAACAAACGTTGCAGTATCGGACGGTCGCGAGGTGAGTTTTCAGCAGATTTGTGCTGAAAATTCTGGAAACCCGGCCATCGTAGTCGAGGTGCCTGGAGCGAGATATTGTTTCCTGTCCCCGGAATTTCTTGGACTATTCGGGTCTCGCGACAGAGTGAAGGTATGTGGACGTTTCCTGGACCCTGACTGGGGCTCGGCTGGTGTTCCGGCCCTCGCAATGGACGGCTCCCAGGCCTTCGGCCACGAGCAGATCAGCGAGGGCTGCTGCGAGTATCGACAACAGAGGGAGACCGGCCAGACCGTGGATGAGGTCCTGGCGGACATCGAAGCGGCGTTCGATTATCGCCGTAGCGTCACGGTGACGGTGCACGCATGTGCACCGACGAAAAAGTGGTCGAAAAAATAAAACTACTTGCTGGAAAGGAAAAGCAATGAGAACTACAAAAACGAGTGTAATTGTATCGGACGGCCGCGAAGTGAATTTTCAGCAGATTTGTAAGCAAAATTCAGAGTACCCGGCCGTCGTGATCGAGGTTGCAGGGGTACGTTATTGTTTCCTGTCCACGGAATTTCTCGGACTCTTTGGATCCCACGACTCCATCATGGTATGTGGACGTCTCCTGGGTCTTGACTGGGGGTGGGCTAGTCCTCCGCGGCTCAAAATGGACGGCTCCCGGGCCGGCAGAAGTGCCGACCCCTTGGAATGCCGACAACAGATGGCGACCGGCCAGACCGCGGATGAGGTCCTGGCGGAAATCGAAGCGGCGTTCGATTATCGCCGTAGCATCACGGTGACGGTGCACGCATGTGCACCGACGAAAACCAAGGCCCGTGTGAAGCGGGTCCGGCAGGCCGGACCGAACTCCTGGTGAGAATTGATCGCCACCTGGGCCGGATGTAATTGGCCCAGGTGGCCCAAAAGGGGCCCTATGAAAAATATAACTACGACGGTGTACGAGTTTTCAGAATTGGGCGACGCGGCCAGGGTGGCTGCTCTGGATGAGTACCGGTACATTAACGTTGACGATCATGACTGGAGTACATCCAGTTTGGACTACCACAAGAAACATTTGCAGGGCCTGGGATTTGAGGCCGCCCGGATTTGGTTCTCCGGATTTGGGAGTCAGGGTGACGGGGCGTGTTTTGACGCCGCCGTTGACGTCCGAAAATTATTCCTGACTTTCGTGGCGGACCGAGAGATCCGCCGGCAGGGGCGTGCCGTCGAGAATCCGAACAAGCTTGTCCGGATTGTCCGGATTATCCAGAATCACCGGGACAAGCTGGCAGACCTCATAAGTAGCGTGGTCGAGCTCCAGATTTGCGGTACATACCACGCTAGCCGGTACAGTCATGAGAACTGCCGAGATATCGAGGGTCTAGTCCGCCTGACCAAGGACTATAGGCTGCTAGACCAGATCCTGACGGAGTTTTTCGCGTGGGCCACGGAGTGTATGCGGCACCAGAGCAGGGAGATTTATCGGGCTCTGGAACAGGAATATTATTGGCTCATGGAGGATGAGCAGGTCAGGGCCGCCATCGAGGCCCATGGGTATCTGTTTTGTGAAGACGGCACCCTGGCGAAATTTCTGTAAAATTGGGTTGCACTTCGGCCGTGCATGTGATATACTTTAGGTGTAGCAGCAAC